TGATAAAACTATGAACATCGTCATCGACAGTGATATCTGAAATTATTACATTTTCATGGTGGGTGATATTTACTGGAACAAAGATAGAATTATTAACACTAATTGTCATGTCAAGCCATTCTTGATACGAGATAAAATTATTCGATAGTCTTTTCATACTAGTTTTTTCTAATACCGTTTTCTGGTATTTAAGATATTCATATACGGGTAAACTTTCTTCAGTTTTATAATGGTCGTATTTGTAACCAATGTTTTCATAATAATTCATAATATTATCCCTGGAGCATTCAAATACTAAGCCAACATTAAACATATGTGGTTTTCCACGTACACGTGCTTGATGAATACGTTTGACGACAATCCCGAACTCTTCAAACATATGTTTCACGTCAGTCATGTAGTTTACCAAACTATCTTTATACTGCTCCTCTTTTTGTTTCATTGTGACATTTAGTACATAGTTTGGAGATTTTCTACCCTTCAATTTATTGCATCTAATTTTGCATCCATCACCGCCTTGAAACGCACTCAGAAAAGACCTTTTTACCGCCATCGATCCATGTTTTATCCATGACAACAATTTATTCTGGTGCTGGGTAGTTTTCTTACCAAGAAGTACGCCCAATGAAATAAAAAGTGAAGCAACTTCATTATTATAAATAGTTTGCCACACACTATGCCACTCATTTGGGTGCACTTCACTTCTGTGATAAACACACTTGTTTGTAGAGAACCCCAATGTTGAAACATCTTTCATAAAGCTTTTACTACCTTTTTCTGACCCGAAAGATAGTTGAATCTGGGGTGTACTGCTGTAAATACCCGATGAACCATCTGTCATTAAAAATCCAATAATCCCCGCAATAAGTGGAAGGTGCGGGTGTGAATTTTTTAGTGGTAATAAACCCACTAGTTGTAGTTTATCACAATGGAGTCTAACCAATGACTCTTTGACACCACTTGATAATAATTTTTGTGTAAACATATCAACTGTAAGAATTGTTTTTTCCACATCGTTTTCATGGGTGTAATATTTCAACTCTGGACACACTGCTACTAGATGATCATCAGTTAATTTGCTCGCCTGTACCCATCGTGGTACAGTATCTGTTTTAGTTGTGCTCAATATGGGATGATCATAGGTGCATACAATATTTCTCCCAGTAATTGTTTCCAGTTTGAACATCTCTTTATTGGTAGGTTTAACATACTGATTAATAACCGTAGTTATTTTACGATTCATTGTTTTAGGATCAACAGATACTACTTGTTCTCCAACTTTTACATGTTGAATTTGTTTATACTCCCCATTTGACATAAGTATCGGGGTTGTTTTTTCGAGACATTGGTAACAATTTCTCGGAGATTGACTATGGTCTGGAAAGGGAATGATAGAGGCGCAGACTCCCATCATCATGGAGGGATGAATTTCCAGTAAATCATACTCGGTAGTCGACGCCAAATTCTCGGGCTCCATCGCAATCACCATGTTCTCCAACTCCGCGGCATCGCGATACTTAATAATCCCTTCATCCACCATTTCATACCACGTTGTGTCTGGATCAATCACATTTAATTTATTTCCAGAATCCAGAGAAAATAATGGACGAATCAACCTCCCAGAGTCCGTGGCAATATGAATTTCTTGGTCGATGTCGTCGTAAGAAATGCTGGCTTCATGTGGGATATGTCTTTTGTCTCGAAGGTCGCGTAGTGTAGTACAAATAAGGGTTGGGTCTTCGGTGATACCAATAATATTTCCATTCAAATAAATACGCACAGCGTCAGCCAAAATACTGATATCATCTCCAATGTCGACAACTGCGATGATACCGCCCACTTTTTCAATGACTTCGCGAGCAAGAGACCCGTTAATACCATTGGTTACTTCACATGTCATGGAGAAGTTCTTGACGATACCACTCGCATGTCCCTCTGGTGTTTCAAACAGACAGATGAAAAAGATTTGCGAACCGTGAAGTTGGCGAATCTGTGTATTTTTCCCCTCCTTTCCAATAGGGATAACAATGCGTCGAAGATGCGAACGAAAGGCTCCCAATGTCAACCGACTCAACACTTGAGAAACACCTTGTCTCACATAAGAATTCTTCTGAACTCCCCATTTTCCAGTTGCAAAACAACTACGAAAGCCGGTAGTAACTGTATTGAAACGACTCAATGCTATAGTAATGTCAGGTCGTTTTTGAACAAGAGGTGTAACTGAACGCACCAACCGTTTGAATAAGGACCGGAAAAGACTACTGACAAGAACACCCGCTACTTCGAATCTTTTGTTTGCGATATTATCACGGTCATCGCATGGTCTAATACCACTTTCACTAGCCGTCTCAAGTAGTTTTTTAACCAAGGCGCCCAAGAACATGGCACGCTCCAATGAATGAGTAATAACACCCATGTGTGGAAAAATTTCATTCTCTAAAATTTGAGATGCGTAAGCCGCTCGTTTGTCTTGTTGAATGACATGCATCGCATGCTTCCCGATAAATTCCAACGCTTCTCCCTGAGTTGCGATACCCATTTCTTCGTAAATAACTTTGAAAAATTTACGAGTATGCAGAGAAACACCGAGTAGATAGGGAAAATCTCGCACTTCAAAACCCAATGCCTTGAACACTACCCCGACCGGGATTTCGTAATTGATGTAGGGCAATGAGAAGCAGATACCACGATTATTCTTGGAGATTTTTGCTTGAACCAGTACGGAGTGTCCGGTCGTGTCAGACATAGAACGTACTTCTGATACATACGAGTACTTGGACTGTGCTTTTTGCTTGTGAACCCCAATCATGTTGTAAGCCGCGCGTTCCTGCGTGATGAGAACCCTTTCTTTACCACCGATAATGAAGTAACCACCTTCATCTTCCGGGCACTCACCTGCTGCTATTTTCTCTTGTTTCGACAACCCGTACAAATTACATTTGCTGGAATTCACCATGACTGGGATATGTCCAATAATATACTTGTCGATCGTTTTGGTTTCCTTCATTACACCATCGATTGTAAGAAAGGTGACGATATCTAGAGCTATCGCTGAGTTGTAGGTATCGTTTCTCAACCTTGACTCGGCTGGGTAAAGATTTCTTACTGTTCTATCTTCTTCAATAACTTGTGGTTTACCAATGTGTACTTGTCCGAATTCGACTCGATACTTGACATTAGGTTTAACTTCCACATCGATAACGGACTCTTCACCAACAATCTCCTGAAGGGAGTGCTGAATCATGTGGTTGTAGGAGGAAATCTGATGGGCGATAAATCCTTTGGTTTTAAAATACTTTTCTAGAATGCTCATAACTTGGGTTTCTGATGACATGCTTGACATTTTAGCACATGGTAGGAGAAAAATCAATTTCGTCAAAGTGATTTACAATTACTAAATTATAATAAATAAAAAAATGAGCCCCCAAATTATTTTTATTGAAGGAAACATTGCGGTTGGTAAAAGCACAATTTTAAATGCTTTGGCCGAGGCTGAAACCACCCTGAATATTCAATGTATTTTTGAACCAGTCGATACATGGCAAAATCTAAAAGACTCCACGGGAAAAAATCTACTCGACCTCTTCTATTCTGACATGAAGCGCTACGCCTATAGTTTTCAAAGTTATGCATTCTTATCACGTGCAAGAATGTTTGACGCCATTGATATGACCGCTGATATTATATTCGTCGAGCGATCCGTCTTTGCAGACAAAGAAATTTTCGCCACCAACTGCTACAAGCAGGGAATAATGACCGAGATTGAATGGCTACTGTATAATGACTGGTTTACCTGGATGATACCTAAATGTATCCCAAATTTGCCGAGTTCTATTGTATACCTCCAATGCCCACCCGAATTGTGCAAAGAGCGTCTTAATACAAGAAACAGATCAGAGGAAGCGTCTGTGAGTTTGGAATATCTACAGACCATCCACGACCGACACGAAGAATGGTTAAATACGGACCCGACAATCTGTAAAGCGATACTTAATGCAAAATTACCGATAGACGTATTAAAAGGGCATATTCTTGAACTCGTTACCAAGATGGTGAAGGGTAGACAATTTACGGCGAGGGAAGTATTTGACTTAAGCATAGCAAGTTGTTAGAAAAATGTCTACTACACTTGAATTTGTCATTACCCAGTTTAATATAATTTATCCTAAAAAATCTACTAGTTTGAAGAAAATTTTCGAGGAGTTTATTGAGTTTCATTCCGAATCAACCACTGAAATACTTGAAGCAGGCTTTCTACACTTACTCGCCAAAAGACTGCGTGTAGATAAACCAGATGGTGATAAATCGTTCTTAGAAAATCTAGAGTTGTTAAAAAATGTTAAACGTAAACTTGGTACTGTTGACGCTACCTTTGATAGTGTACCAGGGTTTATCACAAAAAATATTCTAACGATGCCTTCGAACAGGGGATACATCTGGATGGATATCGAATTTTTTGGGAAACAGAAAAAGACGAGAGAAAATAATATAGTACTATTCGAGCCCAGAAAAGGTAAAACATTTATTCATGTACGCACCGATAGTACATACAAAATATATGTGAAATTAAAAGGAGAGACAACGCAAACATTGATAAAGAAAGAGATATTAGTACCTACAAGGAAATTACCGATAATACGGAAAAGGATTAGTTATCGACAGTCATCACAACCTGTCGTGGAACCAGAGACAGGTTGTGAAAAAATAAGTGAACATCGAAATCCTTTTTTAGCACTAGATGATTCAGACAGCGAAAAAGAATAAAATGACATAAGAAAATATTATTATTGATAATATTTTTAAAAAGAAAGAAAAAGATGAAGATACAATTAGAACCAAAACCAACGGACTTATTAATTGTCGATATTTTTGTTCATGTAATAATCTTACTTAGTATCTTGCTAATTTTTTTTGTGTATGTCATAGCTCCCTTGGAAACAACAGAATTAACACAACAAATAAAAAGTCAAATAGATACAAACATACCACCATTATTGGATAATGGCGGGGCTGGACTACAGTCAGTTCTTTCGACTATGGACAATAGTCATGTGTTTAATACTATGATTGAGTATTACAATCGACCAGATGAGGCAACTGTATACCGCAACCGAACCCCTATTTTATCTGCTATCATTGTACTCATTTCATTATCGATGGGATTCCTGGCTATATGGGCAGTATTAAAAGTTTCATGCCGCAAGAGAATACCTGTAGGTCAGATTTTACTAGAGAATATCTTATTGTTTGGGTTTATCGGTATCATTGAGTACGTATTCTTTCAGGAGATAGCAACAAAATATATCCCAACCAAGCCCTCTTTCTTAATCGACCAAACACTCCAAAGTTTGAAAGATAAATTTGGAGGTGCTGTTAGGAAGTAGGAAGACCAAATTACTATAAAATTTTTATAGTAATTAATATAAAATTATAATTATGCGGGGCAATCTTTGTTAGAATAATACGGACATTTTCCAGAGGTGGAACCGTACACGCATTTATTTTTACACGATGTCTTACAATCCCCAATTGCAACATCCTTCTCCGAGCAACACCAGTCATCAAGGGCCAAGGATGGTCGACGATACCCAAGATCGCAAAAACTACAATTATCAACCTCGTTTGCTCTTGTATCACACTTAACACTCCTATTAGGTTTAGGACAAGCATCGGTTGGGAATACTAATCCACCATAGTATTCGTTTACGCAGCCAACAGTATGGGTTCCCTTGATGTCCTGCCCAAGACAAGTCATAATACATGACATACCAGTAGTTCCCTGGTTAGCATGTTGCTCGTTGGAACAGCATCGAGCAGACCCATTATTATTGTACCAACCATATTTACATACTGAACAATGAAGACTACTAGAGTCCTTACCAGCTTTAGTTGTACACTCAGGACTATTATCACCATCATTTACACCACATGTTGACACGGGTGGTGATGGCGGTGGTGATGGCGGTGGTGATGGCGATGGTGGTGGTGGTGGTCCTCCATGACATGAATACGGGGGGTTATGGCCTGGACCGTTATTACAATATGAACCACGACAATCAGTATCGTCGTTACAAACTGGTCCTGGTGGCGGTGGTGATGGTGATGGGTTTGGTGATGGTTTTGGTGATGGTTTTGGTGATGGTTTTGGTCCCGGTGATGGAGATGGAGATGGATAATCACTGTTAGAATTAAGTCGTAGTATAATAAATGTAATACCTGTTCCTATAATTATTATTATTATTATACCGATAAAAATTTTTATCGGATCGTATGGTAATTTTTTTCCACTTGGAACATTTTTTTTCTTATTCATTTATTATTAAGAAAAAAAATATATTAATGTTTGATGGTAATAATATTTCTGACTAGATATATTATAGTCAAAAAAGATTGGATCAATCAACATTCCAAGAATGTTAACTTTAAAATTGTAAATTTCAATTATAGTAGGACTGTTTTGGCGGATCTGGTTTTTTTAGAAATGCCTCATAAATAGCTATTATTATGCTTGATAATATTAATATCCCCATAAATACTAGGAAAACAATGTGGTGGGTATATAGTCCTTGACTATGTGTTAGAGATTTTGTCCGTTTCATTATTTATTATATGATTTATTTTATTTTACAATTCTGTAAGAAATTGTGTTGTCTCTTCGCAATATCGAAATAATCTCACCAGGCTTGAAATTGTAGTAACGAGCAATAACGTCGGAAGACATGAGGATTGGTAGTTTTGAAGCGTCGTATGTCTTTTTTATTTTGGCCGCATCGTCTTTTTTAAGACGACTGTGTGGAAAGACGAGTCGATGGTCAGTAATACAGTATCTAAAGTTCTCAATTGGAAAAATAGAAATTTTAATACGACCACTACTGTCGAGATTTGTCAATGTCTTCTTAGCCGACGATGTCGGGTCACCATTGTGAAGTAAAATCCCTATATCAATATCGTTGTCGATAAAGGTAGATATACTACTTTTTACCGTGTTAATGTTTAGTCTATCGTCCTCTAAAATCAAGACCATTATATTCTTCCCAGACGCGTCGGTAGCTGTTATTGTGTTTTCCTCCTCCTGAATCTCCACATTATTATACTTTCTAGCATTGAGCATTTTTGCACAATTTGTTTGTATGATATTCATCCTATCTTTTTATTTTTTCATAAATAAATTCATTTTCCCTCCAATAAATGACAGAAAAAATAAATTCAGATGACGTAACTAATATACTCAGAGTTATACTAAAACGGTTAGAAGCGATGGAAGACCGCCTAGATACCATATCTACATCGTGTAACAAGATGGATACACATATTTCATTCATTGAACAAGTCTACAACAATCTTAGTGCTCCCCTCGATTTTTTGATGTACAACATTGTATCACCTATAATGAACAAAACTATGGTTGGAAGCGGAGGTTTATCGGTTATCAAGGACTAATACCTCTTCACTATGTGTAAACATTATTTCTGATAACTTAATGTAGAGTTTGTCACGATTTCCACCACCTTTATCGATGTATCTCCTCAATACGCGAACGAGTGGTCCACGGTATTTTTTTTTATCCATTATAGTTTTTAACAACTCGACCCCTATATCGTCAGGGATATCGACACCCGTTTTTTTAGTGTAAAAATTTCCCAACATCTCATACAATTCAAAATAGATAAGCGATGCTTGGATATCTTTTGTCATGTGATTAGTTCGGAATGTCTTGAAAGCGTTAGTATTCATCAGAGATATCAAATCTCGATAAAAAGAATTATCTCTTAAAATCTGGTCACCGGGTGTGAGAGTAACTAGACACGTTTTATCCTTTTCTAGCATTAGCAACCCAATAGTTGAATATAATTTAATATTTTTTAACCGAGAACCAATATCTGAACCAGTATCGGCTAATTCAATCGCTAGCTGTGGTAAAACATCCGCTAACACCATGGGTTTATGTGTTAATATTGTGTCTAAACATTCTGAATTAAATTTTTGGATGGAATCTACTATATTTTTATTGTTCATTTATACTAAATATTATATTACTGACATTAATCAATTATTGTATTTACAAATTATTTTTACATTATTATATAAAATGAATACTAACACAGACATAAAAACATCTAACAACAGTAAAAAAACTATCATTATGGGTATTTTTCTAGTAATACTTATAATTGGGGGAATAATATTTATTTATATTCGAAGTAAAAATAAAAACAGTGGTAGTCCAACTACACCTGGAGGAACACCTGGTCCATCACCACCATCACCAGGTCCATCACCACCATCACCAGGTCCATCACCACCATCACCACCATCACCACCATCACCACCATCACCAGGACCATCAACGTGTACCACAACAGATCCAGGTGATGGTCCAGGTGATATAAATGAATCTTGCTGGTTGGGTTTTGATGAGTCAAAAGATAAGCTTCGCGCTGGGGATTCATTTGTTATGAGAAGTATGTGGGAGAAGCCGACATGGACATATTGGTATTATACCAGAAATTCGAGTGACTATGTATACAATAATCCTAATCCAGATTTCACAGGAAACTATACAACTGGATTTAAGTTTATTGTGTGTTCCCCTCCTTGTGGTACTAATAAAGATTCCATTTGTGGAAATATTATCGCGTGGCCAGTATATGGAGCGCCTGATACATCTAGGAATTGGTCCCTTATTAATACTGATGGTAGTACATATATGTCTAACAACACAACTAGTACCTGTAGCACCGGTAGTTATCAAAACTTTTCCATAAAAGACATGGACCTAGAAAATAATGGATGGTCCGATAGTAATAACCAAAATGATCTAAGATATTCATATCTGGTGGGACCCGATAAAAAAACTAAAAAGTCACTCTCCTCATTAATTCAAATAAATTATAAAGATAATTCCTTGATGGGGTTAGAGAGTGGTGGTTATATAGAAATGATTGCTGAGACAACCTATGATTTGAGTTGTGCAGTCCAGTTTGCATTTGTAAATAATACAAATACGTAGACTAGCGAAAATATTTGGTATTTTAAATTCTAACCATTTTTCTATATTTTAAAATTATAGAAAAATTATATTACATTTAATAAAAATGTCATATAAAACTTTAAGAGAAACTGGAACGATGGCTCAATCTTTCCACTTTAATGTTACACCGGAAAAGAAATTTTGCTCAGATGCCAGTGGTAGTAACTGTGTATGCATGGCCGGTGGTAAAAACAAATCCACAATGGGTGGGCAATGTGTTCAGGAGAGTGAACTAGGATGCCCCAACCTTTCTAAATTCTGTTGCTCAAAGGGAACAGTCGGTCGCCCAAAAAGGTACTCCAATGGGTATCGCTTTGAATATACAACAATTGGTTCTAACATGAAACCGTATCCCACGTGTTCCCAAGACTGTAGTGGTAATCCCTCATGTCCAAAAGCAACAGGTACACTTGCTGAAGGCCATCTGATTGCTTCCAATTACGAGTGGAACGACGAAATATACGACCAGACAGAATCTATGCGGCCACCAGTATTTTAAATATCCTATAATTATACCTTGAAAAGATATAATTATACTAAATGTTCTACGATGAAATCTTCAACTCCTGTCAGCATATCAAAGATAGAGATGGGTAAGATGTGTTCCAACGAATTTAATGAGCGCCATTCTAACCGACCCACCTCTTCAGAGACGTAGGAACGGACGTGTGTTGTTTGCTCTGGGAGAGTTGTTGGAGAAATACGAGAGAGCCAGCACTCGACACATACATGGCGTGCGCCGTAGTCTAGATGATAGTAAAAAGGTTCGGTATTTATAATTGACAACTTCTCTGTATCGATAGTAGTTTCCTCATACCACTCGCGGTAGGCACAGTCGAACCCCGTTTCCCGCGGCTTCCTCCTACCTTTGGGTATTCCCCATTCACATATATTTGTCTTACTCAGTTGAATCTCAGTTGAGTATCTCGATTTCAGAGTATTGAAATTCTGTCGAGCTCGGTGTCTCTCGGTGATAAATGTTTTATTGATTTTATCCAGGTACAGGTCCTCCCAAATATCGTCAAAAGAAAATAAAAAAAGTCTAGACGCCTCTTGTTGGGTGATTTCTGTAAGTTTATCTAGAACCTCCTTATCACTCCATTTATGAAAAAATCGAAGTAGTTGGATGAAGGCAAAAGAGTCTCGTCGCTGGGTGACTAAATATTGTAACTCTCCAGTGTCTGTTTGTTTGAATGCAAGTATGCCGTGTGAGTTATACATTTTATTGAGAAGAATTCCAGTTTAGACCTTTTTTCCATTCCAGAACACTTCGGAGTTTGGATGTACAAATATAGCGTGTTTACTGTGTCTACTAAGATAAATAATATCAATGTTGTTATCTTCTAGTCGAGCCAAGGGTACAATTATTTTGTGTTTTATAATATATAAACTTTTATAGACAGGTCGTAGGCGTTTAGTCATTTGGTCGAGATTTATTATTTTTGAACGTATTTCAGATGTAATGTCGCACATTTTACCACCTCTAGATGTTTTATAAATTAATTTCCCATCATTATTTCTACTGAGTCTAATTTTTTCCATTTATAATATAAATTATTTGACTTAAATCTAAATTATTATAATGTCATATCTTCAAAACATGGAACACAAACATCGACATGTGTAATACCGGTATTGTTGTCAATAATTGTTTTAAAACCCGACTCGCATTGTTTTTTACAATGATGGCAAATTTTATCCTTATCACCGTCATCATCTTTTATAACCAGTTCCACATCACTATCGCTATTACTTTCGTTTTCGCCGTCATCGTCATCTTTTATAACCAGTTCCGCATCACTATCGCTATTACTTTCGTTATCACTAAATTGCTCCTCTTCTGCCCACGTTTCCCCGTCTTCACCCCCGTCTTCACCCCCGTCTATATCCAGTTCCGTATTATCATCTTCTTCGGAATCTGATTCATCGTCCGAATCTGAATAACCAACAATAGTTGGTTTATGTGTACCGTTCCCGTTTTTATACGCTTTAGCTTGTTTTTCACGCGCTGCTTCCTTCATCTCTTCGATGGCTATCATATCAGCAATTATTTTCTTCGCTTCATCATCAATGTCTTTATTACCAGCCTTTTCTATATCCCCCAGTCGTTCTATCTCTGACTTTACTTCTGGGATGTTTAGAAGAAAGTCAGTAGCCCATCTAGAATTAGTATCCCACTTTACAGGTTTTTTATCATGGATTTTATGAAACCACTGTTGAATTGCTATAATAGAAGCCTTTTGTTTTTCAATATTGACCATATTATTACTGTCTTCCAATTCCTTCTTACCAGCCGTCACACTAGACATAATTTCTCTAATAAAATCTTCTCTGAATTCTTTACCTGAATGAATGTTTTTAGTATTTTTATTCATCAAATTTTCATATAAAGTTAGTAAATCAAAACAATAGACATATTTTATTTCTTGATTGGTGGTTGGGTCAATTGATGTTTCTATATACAAAACACTGTTTTCACTTGTATTATTACATGAGAGATGGGTAATTACTGTTTTATTTTTTATATCGGTAGCTATAGTTGTAGGTGGTACCTCTACCCAATAAGGTTCATACTTCGTTCCAAGACCATATTGTCCAGAAATTAGGCGAGATTTAGAAGCCCACGATTTTAAACGAACTGCTTCCTGGAATCCACCGCTTAGTCCTTTTACTTTTACAGGATCCAGAATCATAAAAATACTGATTATAATATCTTGTTTTTCCTTCTGTATACCACTGTTTAATAATGCTCTCATCTCGTCAGCATTATTAGTAGCATGAAATATGATTGGTAGTTTGTTTTCAATTGGATTTGCTAAAATACTCTCAGGGGTCAACCGACGGTTAATAACAGAAGTGCGGAAGTACTCTCCACTTTCTCGACCGTTCAACGAACCTGTAATGTTAGTAATGATAAATAAATTTTTTCTATTTTCAGGTATTGGATCCATATGAAAGAAAATTGTGAACTCTGATACCTTATTAAGTAGATCTCCGATTGTCTGGGAACTTTTAATGGCATTACTGACAAATTCAGTAATAAATGTTTTAACATAATGTTCTCTGAAAACTCGAACAAAGTAGCGATTTTTATTAATGGGATTCCACATAAATTTTCGAAGTACAGTGCTCATATATCCGCGTATGGCTCGTAATATGGTGTCCATCATGTCCTTTTTCTCCTGATTATGAATTTCATTTATTGGTATCTCTTCCAGTTCATCTACAGATGAGGGAATCCATGAGTACTGAATCATGTTCATCTTTCGAATAATTTTCCCATGAATATCGATACCAATACCTCTATCATGACGCTTTCCTACATCTTGTCCCGTTCTTACATCCATGGATTGTGGTTCTTGCCCAGGTGCCGATATAAATGCTGAGTAGTATACATCATCCTCGTCGTTTATATCGGTAATTCGAACAATAGTTATTGTAGCATTATCAGTAATGATGGTGTCATGATCAAAGTTGATACTGTCAAGTTGTGCGCGTATCTTTTTATGGAGTTCTATCTCTGTATCCCCTTGCGGCTTTTTTGAAAATTTACGTATATTTTTTAATTGGTTATACATAACAATTTCCTGGAATAAATTACTTTGCTTGTTAAGTTCTACAATGGCCTTAGCCTGCTCTAGGGGGATACGTGCTTCTGTTAGAATATCGCCTACTCTGTCGTGTATTTTTTTAAAGGCATCATCCGAAAGAAGATGTAATCGATTTAAATTTGATGACCTATCTAATTCAGAAATTAAACTTTGGAGAGAAACCGAATAATTCATCCGCCGACTTCTAACCGAGCTATAGATATCTGTTGATTTTTTTTGACCTGCAGAGTCAATCCAGCGGTAAGTAGTTTTACTTTTATTTATATTTGTACGTGGATTTTGCGATTGCATAGTTGTTCCGGTGGTAAACGGGATTAACTCTTCAACAAATTCCCATACTTCTTCATCGTCGCTTCCAAGATTTTCTCTTATCCAAAATATAACATTTATAAATTTCTCCGGATTAGTAATAAGAAAGTTTATCATTTCCTTCTTAGCAGTATTTCCAATACTGTCTTTGACTTTTAGTAGGAGTGTTTTGATAGTTTTCAATAACTTCTCATCGGTAGATGGGTCGCCCCCTTGATAATCTTCGACACTGGGTAACATATATATACCAGCCTCTATTAAATTTTTAGTGTCTGTTTCGAGCGATGATTGGGTTATATTTCTAAGAGTTTGATATATGTCTTGAACCTTAATACCAATTTCTTCTCCACTATCATTGTACACGATACGAGTTGGATTATTGCTGGGATTGGACTTTTCCCTCTGATAGGTTGCAATCCATTCTATTAATTTTTCATCCTGTAAATTAGATAGGATGTCCTCCATTTTTCCTAGTTCTCTCATCAGTTGAAATTTAATTCTATTATTAACTTTCTTATTTGTCGACAACTGGATTTTATATGTATTGAGAGAGGCGAGAAAACTTTCACGCGTATAAGGTTCAACGAGAGAGTAGATAAACTCATTCATTTCATTCAATATCTGTTTATGATTGGTAAGCATCGATATTGTAACCTTTGTTGCTTTACCTTTCTTTTTGATAGGTTTTATCTTAATAGTTGTTATATCATTACGTTTCTTCTGTGTTATACGTTTCTTAGAAAGCAAATCTTTGAGACTTTTTTTAGCAGGCTTAACAGTTTTCCGTTTTTTCGCAAGCAAATCTCCAATGGTGTCTTTTTTAGTTCGAGATGTCATATTTATTAGGAGTGAATAATTATTAAATCTTGTTTGATATAATAATTGGTTTAGTCAAATTTTACTAATTACATAAATACCCATATGTTTTAGTAAAATTTTCGTGAGTACATATAGTTTTTAGTAATTTAAGAGAATCTTCCACTTCCGGTAACATTATTCTTAGGTCTCCAATAACTTCTGTCATGTCAGTCATTAAAACACCTATATGCGCAGCCGTACCAGCAGTATATGAGGTAACTGCTATAAGAATTACTAGACTGCTTACAGCAGCACATGAAGATAGATAAAAGAGTCTATAATTGTTTTCACGAGATCCGAATAAAGGTTCATTCATTTATAATATTTGAAATATATATTTTAGATTATGATTGGATCATCTTCATTAAATGTTAGTTTATTATCTAGTGTTTCTATAATAATTTTTGAGTGTCCCAGATATCGAGGAGTAAGTAGTTTATTATGCATGGAACCGTCAGGTGAGCAGTATTCCTTCAAGTCGAGAACAATACTAGCACCTTCCTCATTTATAGCATCGATAAATTTTGATGGACCTCTACGAACTTTTATTGGTAGACGATAGCGTTGATTTTCAATGTAATAGGTAACCTCGTATGTCCTCCGACCTTTTTTCACAACTCGATTGTTAAAGTATGATATTATATCATCGTAGATGGAGGAGCACAATGTTTTCAGACTTACTCTGTAAATATCATAAGTACTGTCATACTGTGAGCCGACCATATTTTTGAGGGTTTTCCATTTTCCATTTTTTAACCTATAGTAAGCACCTATGCGAGTATCCGAGAGTGTTAACTTGTAAAAAGTCAGATATACCGGTAGAAGTAAAAGCAGGGAGTAATACATTTTTATTTTATACATTAAATGTTGAAACCATTTTTATTCAATTCTTGTTTTATAGTTTCTCTGATATCTTCCAGTTTGACGGTGTAGGGTATTACTAACAGGGTAATACCCAACTTTCTACAAACTCGGTGTTTTAATTTATCTCTGGCTTGTTGATCGGTAAAGTCCGACATACCCCCACGATGGAAATATGGGGTATAGATGTAATGTTGCTTTCCATTGTACTCACATGCTATACCTAACTCGCGATTATACATGTCTAACTCCATATTAGAGCCGGTTTTGTTGTTGAAGAGAAATTTAGGTCTGGTCTTATCAAATTTTTGATTAAAAATGGTTTCCAACACGTAACGGCATTCTGCCTCTCCCTTGCTCTCACCCGACGCTCTTTGTGTCCCAATTGGTTCCTTAGTACCGTAGTGGAATTTCTTATCCCATGTTCCTTCTCCTGACTTGTCGACCATAAATAACCAATACAGAAACATAAATATAACACATGCAATAACTAACGAAAGAAATGTTTTATTTTTAATAAATTCTAGTATACTACTTATCATTTAATATTCTTAAAGATAAATATCTGTTTTAAAATGAGTCAAATAAAATCAATGATTTCCGAAGTAAGTTCTGTTAACGATGAAATAAAGAGGCTGAACAAGCAGCGATTAAAGTTATTAACGCGTAAGAAGGAGCTCGACACCCAAATTATAGAATATTTAGAAAAAACTGAGAAGAAGGGTGTAAAATACCGAGGAACCTCTGTTATTACGAAAGGAACTCGTGGGCGGAAGAAAAAGAAGGAGAAGGAGCAAGATGCGACTGATGTGTTGAAAAAGTACGGTATCTTGAACAGCGACAAGATAATGAAGGAGTTGATGGAAGCAATGAAAGGAGAGAAAGACCAAAATACCGTTTTGAGAATAAGTAAATACGATAATTAAAGGGGTATGTAATCCGCTACGTTAGTCAACGCACAAACCTGAACAACCGTATTTTATAAATTTTATTTATAAAATAATACAACCAGTCTACTTTTAATAATTACAAAGTCAACAGTAACACGATAGGGGTTATTATATCATTTATAAAAGATGGACCTATATTTTGAATATTATAATTTTTGTGGATGATAGCCTCTCTAAGATGATTTATAGCAGAACCTAGATAAATTATACTGACAAAAGTTACAACCGCTACTCTGTAGGGGGTGTTATAATATTTATCAGTAGAAGCAATTATACTGGATACTGCTAAAGCGTAGTTAGTTATCCCCATTTCATATTGAAATCCATTATATCCTTTTTCTTTCTTCTTATCCCAACCTATACTTTTTGATGCGATTCCCTGGAAAAATATATGAGATGTTCCTGCGAAAATACCATTCCCCCCCACAACGTAACGTAAAGTTTGCTTCCCTATATTATCTTTTAAGGATAATTTATCTTTATTAACAACAACTGCAATTGCAGCAATTACCATAACAATTATAGGAAAATATTGAAAGAAATTCCTTATAAGTAGTTCTATCATTTATTATTAAGTGTTTTATTGTATAATTAATTCAAAGCATGTATTTTATAAATAAATTTATAAAATAATCCAAACAGTCTAAGTTACTCGTTTGTAGACTAATAAAGTTGTTATCAGTAATATTGATATAAACCCGCCTAGAAGTGATAAACGTGGTGTATTATAAATATTTTCTAGAGAATTGTATTTTATAATGGTGTAAACCAGTCCAGAAATAGCAGCCATACCGTATCCAGCCCAAAATGTCCTCTTTGTCTTAATCTTGGGATTTTTAAAGATAAGAAATCCAAGGAGCATTAGCGCTGGAATCCAATGAAGGAGTATATCCCATAGTATTAAAATTGAAACGTTTTTTATACGACAACACTTTTGTATCCATAGAACGTAAAATCCCATGATTAATATGGGGATAGAAAATATACTCATCCCTAGTAAGAAATCAAATTTCATAACTATCAATGAAATTAGAAATGTGATGACTAGTATAATACTATAAATAGTTGTAAAATATTTTATATCAAACGCCTGTCCAGCATCTTTACCATTCTTATACATTTCACAGACTTTTCTAATAGGATGACACGTAAGATTTCCAGCACTGGAACTACGTATAGCACCGCTATCTGTCCATCCCAGACCGGTACTTGAGGTGCTTAAACTACTACATCTATGTTGTTGCGCGGCATGCGCACAGTCCAGGTTGGTATCGCATTGGACACCTCCCAGGGCTACGGGACATCCCTGTCCAGAAACCTTAAACCAGTTACTCATTTATTCAATAGAAAATTTATAAACTGGAATTGTCATTTACAAATGCAACTTGGAAAAGCATCCTGGTAGGTTTATTTATTCTCCCATCGTCTTCAGCACCGGTATACATCTCATTATCTTCTATATACATCAAATAGTTGTCATACTTCAGCAAAATCTGAAGAGCGGGAGAACGGAGACCATTTCCGGAATTCCCACCCATAATAGATGGGAGTTTTTTTACAGGTAACCAATCTGTTGGCATATTTTCAAATTCAAACAATTGCCATGAACTATCTTCGTTACACATTTCTTCTGTGTTTTTTCCTTCTGTATGACAGTGGTTTGAGATAGTCCACGCAACACCGCATTGTACTGCGGTAGATTTTTCGTTTCCTTGTATAAACCCCAAATTCGAGCCAAAACCTGTAGTTCCTTCAGGACACTTTTGTACCGTGAATACAAATTGAGAAGCAGGTATTGTTGTATTATCATCGCTAGTCGCGTTATATAGATTATCATCGTCATCAATATATAAATAACACCACGTATTATCATCGCGCATACCTCGTAAGAAAAATGAAGTGCCAGCCCTGATTTTTTCCAATGTGTAGTCGTCCCCACCCCTCCATCTACCTTCTTGGATTTTTGTATCGAAGGGATTTGTACCGTACGGAATAAAATCGTTGATACATTTATCATTATCGCACAACCCACCAGGTTCACAATCTTTATAACTCTTACATTGTTTAGCTGTGGAAGGTCCTGGAGGTCTTGTAGCGCCTCCATTTGTTTTTGGGGATGGTTTAAGTATGATTGTAATTATATATATAAGAACTGCTATTAATATTGCGATAATAATATGCGCCCAGCTAAATATGCTAGTTTTTTTTATCTGAGTTGAACTATTATTTTGAGTTGAACTATCCATTTTTATTATATTAATTAATAAAATTATTTCTTCCACAGTGTTGAAACTTTTCTCTTATTATTATGTGATTCCGGCTTCTTCTTTTTATCAAAATCCCACCCACTGAGGGTATCATCGTTTATGGTATCCCAGTTCTCTATACTTATTACATTTCCATTCTCAAGGGTAATGTCATCGTTTACAATGATCTTAAGTTGAATAGCCAACATGAGAGTTGCGTATGCTTTCTTGAGAGATGCTTTTGACATAGTTCCGCTTTCTAGAAGAATAAACTTTTCCAGTAGAAGACACCTTACCTCCTTTCTCTTAACATCATTCCAGTCATTGCATTCGTTCAACGCGTGATTAAGTGTGCTATTATCGAATTTCTCTCTTTTATTCAGTCTGTCATCTGCCGATTGAATGTCTAATTTGGTTTGTAATATATGTTTAACCTCTCTGTACAGTTCTGGTACTGGTTTATTAGGGTCTACTCGGTAGCTAAACTCTTTGCCGCGGAAGCCACAACACATAAAGCCTTTGGTGAAATAGACTCCATAAGGTGCTCGGCCATATGATAAATCTTCGAAAATATATTTCCAGTACAAATCAGTGGTTTCCTGGCAGCAGTGTAAAAAATGCGGGAAGACAATCTCTTTTTTGCTCATTTTGTATAATAGTATTTTTTTTCTTAATTAATCTAGTAGTTTTATTTTTCATCTTTGGTTTTTTCATTGTGTTTCTATTATTTTTCATCGTTGGTTTACTTATTGGTTGTTGTTCGAAGCCCGATAGTTTTATATTCTTAATATCGAGGGATAACAGGTGAGATACTATATAGTCAGCAGTGGACCACTTAGCCGAAAATTTGTTGGCGGGATACATAACAAATACCTGTCGTTGTTTCTCTAGCACCCCTGTAGCGATAAACCCCGACGCTAGCCATGGTATATACATCTGTTCAGCTCTAATTACCGTAAATGTTCCATCCACACCCAGTATCCAGTATCCTTTACTCATACCTTTTAGTCCCTCCAATGTGTGATGGGTATGAATATCAACAGTGTACTCTTTTGCTGGGTCCCATACTGTATTTACCCTGTTCTTCTTGGATGGTTTATAATTGCTCTTGTAATTACACGAGTAATTACTTTTTATCATAAGAGGCTCTATCACATTAATAGATGAGTTGGAGTTATCGCCACCTGCGTACAAGAATTTCACACCCTTGTAATAACAAAATATCTCCTCTCTTTCAAAGAAATTAGACATCGTAACTTCACTTCCACATTTTACAGTAATATCGTGAGATGGGATAAAATAATATTTCTTGAACCATTCTACTTTTTTGTTAATAATTTTAATTATTCTTGTAGTATTTATTTTTTCTAAAATTAAATCTATCTTATTATTTTTCTTTGTCCAAACTTCGGTTGTTAAAAAAGAGGAGCAGGTATTTTTGTTAAACAGTTGTATTGCTACCGACCCAACAATACAACTTTGACAGTCCCTAGACAATGTACTCATCATCTTTTTTATCTCCTGTATATTCTTTTCAGGAAGTTCCGATGTATTATTTGAAAAGAAATCCAATGTGTTCTTGTTCGTAAAAAAGTAGGATGCTTCCAATCCAACACCCACAATACTATTATTGGTATAAGATACAAGATATCCAAAAATACAACATTGATTCTTACCATGTGTTTCCGTGAAAGGGATAACAAATGAGGAGGGATATTGATGTTTCATATTTCTCAATAGCTTCTCACAGTAAGGTATTGAGAATTCACATACTATTTCAACACCGCTATACAATTGGCATAGCATGCTCTCTGTATATTTCTTTCCACATATAAATGCGTAATGTTTATTGCCAATTCTTCCGGATGGTACTATCTGTGTCAGAACTCCAACCAGTTGTGTATTAATATGGCCAGTGGTGACTAGTTTTTCGCAGGCTTTTGTGTAGCGTAAAAAAGTATTTTGGGTAATCTCCGATAGAAGATACTCCTTTAGATATTCAGTCATTTCTATAACAACATAAAAAGCTTATTTTAAGAAACGAAAGATAGATAAAAATGTCATATGATTTTAGACAATTAAGTCGAGACCTCAACAGTAGCTCCTCGAAACGACCCCATTTGTACATGACGGGTGGCCACTGGGGAACCAATGCATGGAAATTTTTATACAATATTGCGTTGGCTAAGAAGGGCAAAACAAAAGATATTCAGAGGTTTCTGAAGTCGATGGGGCCAATGCTACCATGCGATACATGTCGAGAACATTATACCCAATATCTAGAAAAAGTACCGTTGCCTGAAACTCACGCTGAAATGTTTCAATGGCTGCAAGATCTGGAAAACGACATAGCAAAGAGAAACCATACGGTACATTATAAACCTATCAATAGATACCGAGAAGTTCAAAAACTGGGTAAAACCGCCTACATGGTGGAACACCCTCCTGAAATAGTACCTGTTGTAGCAGTAGTACCATCGAAACCTATAGATTGGCAACAGCCCACTATTGTGTCTGGAAAGGCAGTAGATTGTCCTAATTGTCAGAGGAAACCTCCGATGTCGCAGCAACATCAGTTGTTAGGGGTCGGTCTCAATAATAGTAGTTTTTTGAGACAGAATAGTGGATTCGCACGTAGAATATAAATTCTACGCTAGTGTAACACCTGTTGGACGATTGTCCGCGCTAATAAGTGATTTTGATTTAACGTAAATAGAAATCTTCCCCAACCCTCCTATATTTGTTCTAAACATCATTGGTAAGTCTTTTTTGACAAACAATTGGATGTTATTACCGAGCCCTGCTATTTTAACGATTCGTACCAACTGTTCCGTGTTAAATTCATCCTCATAATCTTCCACATCTTCCTCATCCTCGTCCTCACTGTCGGTATCCACCTCTCCAAATGATACTTCTCGGGAATAGACACTACCAGCATCGCCGAAGAAGTGAATACTGTATTTCTTGGCTTTCACAACTACCTCTTGACTAATCACGGCCATATCCTTACACATTTTCTGATATTCATTAGACGGAACAATGATAGGGTTCTTATAGTCAGTTGGAACAGTTACATCGAGATTTTGAATATTTTGAATTTTAATATACGATGTTGTGACTCTATTATTTTCCTTTGGAATAACCTTGATACCTAAATCATTGGGTGCATCTGACGAAATAAACAAAATAATAGAATCCTTTTTCTTGATTGATTTTATCATCTTGTAAAAATGACTTAGATTTAATCCAAGATACAATGAATTTACTGGTTTGAACTTATATATTTGGAAGTTCTCAGCGTCCAGGTTGAATGAAAAGCAAACCCGTCGATGACTATCAAACATGGTTAGTTTAATACCCTCTTCATTTACCAGCAAACACGCTGTTTTAATATTATTTTGCATTAAGTCGATTAGAACTTTTATTGTGTATCCTTCGGAAGTTTGTGCTTTGAATATTTTACCCATTTTTTCAAATATTTCTTGTCTATTTAAGTTTCATTCTCTAAAAATAATTAAAAGAGAAATCTTTTTAGATAAATGGTTTTAACAAGATCTTTAAAACGTGAGTTGGAAGGTGAACATAACACTGACCGACCACCTACTAAAAAAACAAAGGACTCTGGAGAGAAAGAAACGGAGGAGACTGAAAAAATTACGATTACGGGGAATAAAACGGGGAATAAAACGGGGAATAAAACAAAAGAAACAGATGACGAAAAAGCTGAGCGATATGTGGAAGAAGATGAATTATTGGAGACAGCCCTGAATCATCATATTATGGAGTCTGATGACAGCGATGATGATGAGATTGATATCGAGAATGGTGTATCTCTAGAGTTTGATGACGAGGGGGAGCTAAGCGTTGACTACCAAGATTTAGTAAGAATGATTGGTGAAACTGACCCAGAAATAGCCGAGAATCTAGAAAAGGTCATAGCTACTATTCACGAAAAAACCCCGAATTTTATGAAGTTGCTGCAGGAAAATGTGGGACACGAGCATAGAGTAAAACTCATTGAGATGTATGAGGCGATGAAAGAATTAGAAGCGGCAGGGATGGCGGGACATCCCTCAAAGTTGGAGTATTTAGCACTCCGTGACCACATTAATGCATTGGTGAAAAAATACAAGCAAAAAAAGATAGTACAGGACCAACTATCCGTATCAATGGTGGAAGCACTGAAAAAAACAAAGGATGAGATGGAATTGGAAATGCCTCAGGACGAGACAATAGAGCAGCGCATTCTATCTCTAGAGACCAGTACCTCAAATCGTCTGGCTATTTACAACAAATATAAGGAATTGGAAAAACTCTCACCCGATGACCATGAGCGCTCTAAACTCACAACATGGCTTAACTGGGCTACTGGGATGCCACACGATAAAATTAAGAATCTAGATATCATGTATGAAAATATCCCAGCAACACTTCAAAAGATAGCAGAAAGACTTGATGAGGAATTGTATGGGATGATTGAAGTAAAGGAGCAGATACTGACATTTATTAATGCTCGTCTTATAAATCCGCATGTCCGTGGATGCTCCCTAGGGTTGATAGGTCCACCTGGGACTGGAAAAACTACTATAGCTCGCCTACTTGCGACTGTGTTGGATACACCATTCTCACAAATGTCCTTTGGCGGAGTTCGAGATGCTGATTTTCTCAAAGGACATGACTACTGCTATGTGGGTTCTCGTCCAGGAGAAATAGTGCGCTGCCTCACATCCATGAAGTATAAAAATGGTATCCTTTTCATGGATGAGTTCGAGAAGATTGCTGACAACAAGGGTATCACCTCGTGCTTACTCCACATCGTTGACCCACAGCAAAATCACGAGTTTCAGGACAGTTACCTCCGAGAGATAAAAGTAGACCTTTCCCATCTATGGTTTGTGTACTCGATGAATGGCGAACCGACAGATAGCGCCTTGAATGACAGATTATATAAGATAAAAGTACCCGGCTATCAGAAACAAGAGAAACAGGAGATTATCCGTAAATACTCCATGAGAAAGATATTAAAAAATGCAGGGTTAAATCATGGAGATATTACAATGTCGGAGGAGGTAGCCGCATTTTTCGTAGAAAAAGTCAGTCCAGGAGTTTCAGGTATTCGAGAATTGGAACAGGGATTGTCTAATGTCGTAAACAAGATAAGTTTCCTCGTGAATAATGGTGTCAAGTGTGCTAAATTCCCCTTCAAGATTTCTTTTCGACTTAAATCGTCGGAAGAACTGAACTACCCAGTAACTCTGACAAAAGAAATTATCGATGTATTTTTTAAGAAAAAAGGATACGACAGAACTTCATTCAATGCGATGTATTTGTAGAATAATAAAGTAATTAAATTTTTTGTAATTTAATTATTTAGCTCTGGCTCTCATCTTTCTTCTTTTTCGTTGAAGTCTTCTTACGCGTTTCTTTCGCCATTTCCATCGCATTTTAGCAGTTGATTTTTTGAATCTGTTTCCGTGTGACATTTTTACTTACCAGTTTTACTTTTTAAAATATAAGTAACCAACTCAGTTTTCATATTTTTTCGCCCACTCGTGTATTGCTTCTTCTTGGAGTAGAGGTTCTGTATTGTACCACCTCAAAATAACTTCTCGATGGGTGGATGGGAAGCACAGATTCATTTCCGGATCTATTCTTAATATTTTCCCACCCTTATCAAACAATGGTACCTTTTCTAGGGGGTTGACATCTCCAGATGAGAAACCTATCGGAATTTTTTCAATAATAAGATTCGAGACTACAACTGGATTGGGTCCGTTGATTGTTTCACCTATATTTAAAACCTTTTCACCAACTAGTTTTGGAATATCTCGGTAATCTATTTTATTTCTCAACTCTGTCCATTCATCGGTGAGTCGAGACGTAACGACAGAGTCCGTCATGTTCAAAAATGGGACTCCTTTTTGTTTAATAGCGCTAAGTATACTGGCTATACAGTATTCGTATGCTTTGACCGTGTGATGGTTGTAGACTTGTCGATGGAGTCGGTAGCGAGTAGCAAAGAGTTGAAATATTTCATACTCTAATTTCTTTGGCCACGCAATCTGATGATTGCCTTCTACGTTTTTAATTTCGCATTGTGTTAGTAAGCGACCCCACTCCCCGCCGAATTTAACGCCAGTGTGAAAACAGTCTCTCTCAATGTAGTCTATTTTATCAACGTCTAGCTGACACTGTTTGTTGGCAACAATTTGATACAACCAATAATTACATAGATGACTCGGTGGTACAATCATATTAATAATCATTATTACCTCCTCTTCACTAAGTAATAAGTTATACTTACGCACCATATTGGAGAATATAGTACAGCCTCTCTCTTCATGCTCTGGTTCAGAAGCATGTCTTATTCTCGTATCGTACAAATGACTGTAGGGTCCGTGTCCAATATCATGGACCAACCCAGCAATTCTCACTAATTCGACAGTACGTTTTGAATTCTGTAATGACGTTCGTTTAATAAGTGATTCGGTCATTATACCAGCCAGATGACTTACACCCAAACTATGCTCAAATCTGGTGTGAACAGCGCTTGGATATACGTAGTGGACAGCACCCAACTGTTTCAAATCTCTCAGTCGTTGAAACTCGGGTGTATCAATAATACTTTTCATTAACGGGGTAATAGTTATAAAACCGTGAACGGGATCGTAAATTTGTTTATCTTGTTCTGACATTTTTGTAATAAAACATAGTACTATATTTTATTCATTTTATAGTATATTTCTAATAAAATCCTATAGAGTTAACAAGTTTGGTCAGATGAAAGGGGGAAATATCGTCAAATAACTTCTTACAATTATATTCCTGTGTGTCTTCCAATACATCTTCCGGTATAGGGTCATCGTTTTTCAGGTTGAGTTTATCAGTAGTTTTCATATTTTTATAGTTGTTCTCCATTACCAGATTCTGCATCATCTTTAGGAATTTTTTGTGTAAACTCATAAACAACAAATTCTGTAGTATCTGTTTACATTCACCCTCTAGACCAGACATATTTTCAAAGAAACATTCTCTGTAAACATTGTCGCTAAAGACCTTTAAGTAGTTTTTACGAAAGACCTTGATGAGATATGGGATAATACTTTCCCTCACCGAATTAAAGAAGTCAATCATTCGACAGTCCATCGTCCAGTAAGTAACTCCTTGTTCTTCTCTGTCGCGATAGTAAAATTTGTAAGGGTCGGATTTCCGTTTCCCAGAATATACATATGAAGGTGTTGAGGTAACTAGTAGAGTTTTAATGGCAGTTTTTACAGGTAGAACACAAATACGATAGTTGTGCACCATATTAACAATATCCATGTTAAAGTTCTCGGGTTTATCCCTGTTAGATAGAATAAACTCTAGTTCCTGGAGCATGCTACCATCGGGTGAAAGGTTTTCATATCCATCATACCGCATCAGCCGTAAATCAATAGGTGTGAAGTGATTTAGGATAATTTTTCTACTTTTCTTCTCAGACATTTCTTTTTTATTCAATACATCCAGTAGACACACTAGATTTTTACTCAGCAATATTTTGTAGTTAACAATATCGCCTTTTTCAAAAATTACCCGCCTCTCCCGTTTTATCTTTTTTAGGTGGCATGTATACCTAGTCGCAGGGATTATAGCGAGGTACAGATTATTTATGTACTCTACTGGGTTGACAGCCTCCTCAATCTTTCCAAATGTACTGTCGACAATGTCGGGTTCAGCGTCGCGTTTTTTCTTTATACTTTTATTTCTACCACGTGATTTATTTTTTTTAGGAGGCGTACGAGACTGCTTTGTTTTTGTAGGGATATTATTATACGAGTTTACCTGTCGGGTCAGTTCCTCAATCTTCTTCCTCTGTGCTTCTATTACATCAAACTTGCAAAGACCTACTTCACGGCACCCGTCCAAATGTAGTTGTAGAGTATCAAATTCAGTAGTGTGAAAATCATTGCATCGCAAACACATAAATAACACACCTTTTATTTTACGACATTCTACCCCGTTTTTAACATGGACTTTTAAATCGATGGTAGTATTAAATTTCTCGCCGCAAAATTTACAGAGACATTCTTGATTTGTAGTCATTTTTTTTATATAATTCCTTATTTTAAATTTATCAATTTAAAATAAATATAGCAATGAACAAAATTTTTTATATCAACACTGGTATTATTGAATCTACAGATATTTCTAGAAAAGATTTTCTAAGATTTTTGAGTTTGCCAAAAACAAAGCAATCAGAAGAAATAAAAACAATGATGATGGTCCACGCATTTTCAATGGGTAAAACAACTTCTAAAAATAAGAAAATTAATACCAGTAGTAAAAATTATGAACATAACAATACAGATAAAGACGTATGCAAAAACTCCGCCTTATTATCCCAAAATGCTAGCGTAAAATTACAGGAACTCGTCAAAACAGCTGGTACTTATTACTTGGTAGATAAGACTAACACTAAAAAGAAATTGGACAAATGGAGAGTAGGTGAAACAATACCAGCAAACAAGAGAACTAAAACAACAGAGAATGGAAAGGTTGACGAGAGTCAAGAAAAGATGTTTTCACATCACGAAGTGGGTGGTCTTCTTTCATTGGTAAAACGTAATGATAAATATGTTATTGATACTGTAAACAGTAGTTTTGAAGATGGTGATAAGAACGGAACAAATGTCCCAGTAGGAATAGCAGGATTTCATACTCATCCAAAAGGTGAATACAAAAGACAGAATGTTTCTTACGCATGGCCCTCTGGTGATGACTACCACGCTATACTAGAGAAGATGATTAAAGAGGACTGTATCTTACATATAGTTGCCACTGTGGAGGGTACCTATTGTATTTCTTTCTCACCTGAACTTGCCCGGTTATCTAAAATAGAATGGAAGAAAATGTTTAAGGCAAAAAAAGCATCGTCTTATAAGTTCGCGCTCCCACAACCCGGCGACCTTCGTTCAACACCTGAGAATTATATAGATGGCTTAAAAAATATGAAAATATTTACGGTTGAATTTAGAAGATGGAGTAGTGACAAACCATTTACATTTTACTATCCACGTGGAATAAATGGTAGTTGTAAAGTTTAATAACAATAAGAAATTTTATATCTAATATATAAAATTATGAAAGAAAGAAATTTTTATCGATCATTTCACTTGTAGCGTTTTTTCACTACGATTTCATAGGTGCTTTCAAGAGACCGTTGGATTTATAGTTTATTAAAACCACATCTTCAGAATTGAACTGTAAATTATCGCTGCTACGAAGCACCCGAATTGTTGGCATCGACATAATTGTATTTGCGATTTGTTTTTGACACACGTTATAGTGTTCTTTGTACACATGGGCATCCCCAACTTGAATCAGTAATCTACCTGGTTTTCTACCCACATTTTCTGCGATTAAATGTGTCAACAATGCAGTAGAAGCAATGTTAAACGGTAGTCCCAGAAAAACATCAGCAGACCTCTGTGTCATCATACACGAAACACGTTCGTCGTGCTCAACATAAAATTGGTACATAACATGGCATGGTGGTAAACACATTTGCTCTTGTTGGGAAGGACACCATGCGGATAATACCATCCGACGAGAATATGGGTCTGTTTTTAATAAATGTATAATGGATGCAATTTGGTCATGACCTTTTCCATCGTAATCAGCATGGCAATCTGTATAAACTGCCCCAAAATGTCGCCATTGGAAACCATATACTGGTCCTGCGTCATAATTCAGATGTTCGGAATTACCATCCCATATGTGGATTTTTTTCTCACGTAATTCTTGTACATTAGTAGAACCACGCAAAAACCACGATAATTCTTCAACAATACCTCTCCAGAACATTTTTTTTGTCGTTAGAAGTGGAAACCCATCAGCTAGATCGCATTCAAGCGTGGCTCCAAAAATACTTTTGACTGTACCGTTTCGTGTTTGACGTGTTCTTCCGTGTTGAACAATGTGTTTTAATAACTCAATATATTGTTCTTCCATTTTTTGATGTAATGTTTAATGTTTATATAGGCAACTTAGGTATCAATTAATTCTATATATTTAATCAAATATAGAATGAAACCCGTAATTTTACATATACGTGTTGTGTTAGAGATTACTGAAAACATAAATCTTGAAACCCAGCTGGTTTCTAAGAAATTTTGATATACATAATTGACCCGATTTAGTGGCTTTTTCTAAGATACGTTAAGATATCACACAAGACCCGACAATCGTATTCGTTGTATTGTGTGACATCTTTCATGGCTCCGCACTTCCAGGGTCGGTCAAACTTTTTGTAGCACTTCCATGCTTGAACCATGGCGGTCAAACCGTTCGTACACTCGCTTTCCAGGGGTGTGGTAATGAGATTCATATTTTTGAGAGCACGACCGATAGGTTTTAGGGCGTAGCCAAAACAACCTTTCACGACGACCTGCTCACCTACAAATAATTTTCTCATGTCTCTCCAATGCTCCGACATATTCCAGTGAATAATCTCTTCCTTGTCTTCATGACTAATATCTGGTCGTTCAAACTGTTGCCGACACGACCGTTTCCAGAAATTATCTTCCGCGTGCCAATACCAGGCAGTGGGAAAGTCTCTCTCCACCATAAAATCCATAAATTCTTTCATGACACGGTATTCCTCTTTCTTTGTTGGTTCATGACAGATAAAGTATTTGTAAGTCCATCCCGTTTCGTCGACGTAGCCAAGACCAATCTGGTAAATAAGATTTACCCGTGGTTGGTCTGTCACTTTTTCTTCCTCGTTGAGAAAGACATCGGAAAAGGTCTCAAAGTCTACGAAAATCTCATTTTTAACATCACGCCATTTCATGGTGTTTTCAGTTATGGTCAATGGCAACACGGTATTCTCGTCATGATTGTTGATGGTCAGCATTTTATCGACAATTACGGCTCTTTTTCCAGTTACACCCAATCTTTCTGCTGTCGCTCTTGGGTCTCGCCAGTCACGAACACCGTTAGAAAAGGCTACTCGTCTATTTTTAACACCACACATCCAGACTTGACTAATCTCTCCTAAATTATTAGCAATCTCTTTCTTGGTAGAATTCCAGCGAAAGTTGTCTCGACACATATTGGGATACAACTCGTCACGTGTAGGAGGTTTTACCGTCCATTTCATACCATTATTCCGGACATCACGACACCATTTTACCGCGCTATGGGCTTTTTTAATGATTAGAGCATCATATCCTACCATATCGACAACCCCAAGTCTGTCAAAGCAACTTTCATTCGAGTAGGTTTTCTTTTTAGAAGTATATGTCCATCTACGTCCGAGAATGTAGGCGCTTTTGGGTGTGTATCTTTGAAATTCACTCAAGGCTCGGTTGTAAATCCATACCTGACTTTTGTAGGCAGCCATCGACCCCTGATTCAATAGACATCGCCCTTTACTGTTCAAGCGTAATGTAGAATATTTGATATCGATGATAACATAGTGGTAGTTGGGTGAAAGTCGACTACCATGTAAAAGTTCCTCTGTCTCTTGAACTACATTAGGAGCGAGTGAAAGAAGATAGTCGCTGCGCACGACAAGGTCGGCGACTCCGTAAGTTTTGGACGACGTGTGGCACAATGGTACGGAGTGAAGGATGGGAACACCAGCAGTCATCAACTCTTTAGCCTTTTTAACACCGTCAATGGTGTAGTAATCTGATACTTTCACTACAGGGTGGATATTCTCGTGAATATGATTAATCACGTGTTGTTCAAAGTCGATACCCTTCCTTTTGATAAAGTCTGAAAACGTTTCTGTGATAACACTCTTATCAATGGAGTCGCTCCTTACTCGTTTCTTAACACCTGTATTCTCCAACCAATCGATTAGTGGGTCGTCGGTCATGTAATTATACGTTTTTGTCGCTGAAATCCATGGATTATGCTTCTTGTGAGATAATCCAAGTTGCAAACGTGGGCGTTTGGAGCGAGTATTTCTAGATACCGTGTTAAGAACGGTAGCGACTTGATTATAAGAACGTTTTGACATTTTGTATATTGGTCTAAATTTTTATATTATATTAGAAATGTCAGAAACTCAATTTACAAATGTTCATATATTCGATGGGCAACTTGGAACCTTCTTCCAACCCACACGAGAATTTACAAAAATGGAGAAGCGGGAAATGATATCCCTGTTAACCACTAGATTAAGCAATACGTCTGCTAAAAACATGTTAGCCGCGGTATCGCGAGATTTAGACAACGATAGAAATATCGACAAGTCCAACAATATCGACAGTAGTAATATTTTAGCAGAAATTTGTAATAAACTACAAGATAATTCAGAAATAGAATTATCTTTTATTGAAGAACAGATTGCTGATATAGCAGCGCTAGGACAGTGTCCAGAAGGACGTACGACAAGACTCCTCCAGATTTGGCAGGCTATTAAGGATTGTTAGACTGGTATCTATCGGTTCGTAATGTTTTCATTTATTTTAAAAAATGAAAAACTAATTATTTTACAAATACATTTTATTCCTCGACAACTTCTTCTTCCTCGTATTCACTAACTTCCTCGTATTCACTAACTTCCTCATATTCACTAACTTCCTCATATTCACTAACTTCCTCATATTCACTAACTTCCTCCTCCACTTCTTCCTCCATCACTTCTGCATCTACCCCCTCCACCTCTTCATCTACCTCTTCATCTACCTCTTCATCTACCTCTTCAACTTCTGCCTCCACTTCATCTACCTCCTCCACTTCTTCCTCCACTTCATCTACCTCCTCGTACTCATCCTCCATTTCATCGATATCTAATTCCACTTCTTCATCTACCTCATCCACCTCTTCATCTACCTCCTCGTACTCATCCTCCTCTTCATCGATATCTACCTCCACCTCTTCATCGATATCTACCTCCACCTCTTCATCGATATCTACCTCATCCACCTCTTCATCGATATCTACCTCATCCACCTCTTCATCGATATCTACCTCATCCACTTCTTCATCTACCTCATCCACTTCTTCATCTACCTCATCCACTTCTTCATCTACCTCATCCACTTCTTCATCTACCTCATCGACTTCCTCGTCCTCCTCTGCTAGTTCGTCGACAGTTTTTGATACATCGTTATGGTCTACCAAATTTTCTGGTAGAATATATCCAAAATTGTATTGTTTACATGTCTCGATATCTTGAAGACATAGATTTAAAAATCCGTATTCTCCTTCGACATATTTTCCAATCACTTGTTTTGAATTTTTGTCAAAAATAAGATTTGTGATAGTGTGCATGTAATCACCATTTACATTCCGTTTAATTTCTGTACTTTTACTGATGATATTCTTTATTACTGGTGGTTGAGGTGTAAATTTTGCTTTCTTGTTTACCTTTACCTTACTTACAGTTTTATCGATTACTTCCAATGAACGTTGGGCGTTTCCCGTTATTCTCGCAATAAGTTCGAATTTTTTCAACTTTGAATACTTTTTAATCTTTTGGCTTTTACAAATCGCTTTTAATTCAGCCAAGGTTTTCGAGACCAAATCTACTTCGGTGTACTGTGGTGGAGTCGAGAGGGTTGCGACAACCATGACTGGTGGGCTTGTACCATCAATGCTCCCTGGTAGTATTTTCCACATTTCTTTCAACTCAGTCAACGGGACACTGTAGCGTGTGTTTATTTCTTTGAATAAATTCATAATCTGGGTATCAAGTGATTCGGAAACTGCTTTTAATATTTGTTCTCTAATAGACATTTTAATTTGTCTTGGCTCTAGAATATTTAAATCATTTTACAAATATTATTGGTAAAAGATAAATGTATACAATAGGATTAATTTTAGTTATAGCGGGAATAGCCGTTTTTACATTGATATATTTCACATACAGTGATTTAGGCGCATCGTTTGGGCAGGAATCTGGTGATTTTTGGACATGTAGTGGAAGAGGTTGTAAACCTTATGAATATGGGGAACACCGAACAAAAGAGGAATGCTCTAATAGATGTAAGAGCTACGTGAATGAAAATGGAGAGGGGTGTAAAAGAACACAGGGTATACCCTGGAATTCTTTTAGCGATTTGAATGCGTGTCGACTGAATACTTAACCAAATAACGAGTTGAGATATTCGAGAAATCGATATGTCGACTACATAGTGAACTACAGCATTGAATATCAATGTCTGCATCATATTTTTTATTCTGATGTATATTTCTGTTTACAGTTATATAGCGTGATGTAGGTATACTACAATCATAGCATGGGAAAATCCATCCCCCGAGTGGGTATTTCGATACAAGTTTCCGTTTTTTTTCGCGTGTGTCATACCAGAAATGCATTTTATTTTTGTAAAATAAAATGTTAAAAATCATTTGTGAAACATTACCATTCCGAATCACTAATATCCAATTCTTCATCATCATCTTCCTCTTCCTCTTCCTCCTCTTCCTCTTCATCTGAGTTGCTCTCTTCATCTGAGTTGCTCTCTTCATCGCTTATAACATCTGAAAAATTAATATCGTCATCTGATGTTTCATCGCATGACGATATTAACTCATCACTATCATCTGTAGCATCTTTTATAGACTCTGTATCAGATGCTTCAGATGATAATTCATCTCTACTATCATTACCCAAATCAGCGCAAAGTAGTTTTTCAATGATACTTGTCCATTTGCTTTTCGTGTCAAACGCTTTCTCGTGATGTAAATTTAATTTATTGACAATCCTAGAGATATCACAAAAGGCTGGTTCATTGTTAAGCACAACTGTTTCAGACCCATCCAACCCATCATTACCATACACAAACTGAACAACTGAACCATTAGATGTACGAACGGAAGAATCGTACTGCACTGTTAGATCTTCTGCTACTTTGACCAGTTTACGCTGGATATAACCAGTTCTAGATGTCTTCATCGATGTATCGGTAACTCCTTCACGTCCGGTAATGGCGTGAAACCAGGTCTCCTGGGGGCTCAACCCTCTAATGAATGAGTTTTTAACAAAGCCCTTGGATTCGTATTCCGTTTCCTGAGATAATTTTCCAAATGCATAGTGTGGGATAGAGCGTCTTTCCTTGTTCAATGCCGGTTTGATACGATTCCCAGAGAAATTTTGCTGACCTAATAGACCGGCAATCTGCGCAATATTAAAGTGATCACCCTTTGAGCCAGAGGTAACAGTTGAGATGAAATTATTATCTGATCCCAACGCTTCCTTTGACAAACGCATACCAATATCTCGTGCCTTACTCAACGCTTCATTAACTTTGGCTTCCTTGATTAATGGATTAGTAATTGTTTGTTCGGCCATTGTTGCTTCAATAAAACATTTACTGATAGCGGCCTTGATTTCACTTTGCTTTGTAGCGATACAATCTTTGATACCAACTGAAAAGCCATTATACAACAACCAGTTGTTAGAAATAAATTGAACATTGTCAATGAATCTCAGAGATACTTCTTTATGATATTCTTTGATTATTAATCGCAACATTGAGGAATGACCACCACCCAAATCGGCTTTACTAATAGCACCTGTCAATAGAACTCCTTCCACAATCTTAACAGTGGGTTCGTCGGGACTGGCATTAGTTTTTTTAGTATACATAAAATCAATAGGCAACATCATGGAAAAGAGACCTCTTCCAGTGTAAGGTCCTTGTGTCTGACCATGTTTTTTAAACACCCTCTCGATATGTCGAATCCGCTTCATTATAAATTCGGAAGTCCAATCAGCACCGTGCCCACATATTTGAAAAAATTTAGATTTCTCAATCATCACGTCTCGTGTTCTCGTCATCAGAAAATTACCCAGCAGTGAATCCTGGACAATTTTTACATTACACTTACTGGACTGTGCCGATACCATGATATGTTTTGCGTGCGACAACTCTTTCATCTCGGCCCGTGCGCGGTAGTTTTGCGCCACGTGAATATTCATCTCATCACCATCAAAGTCTGCATTGAATGAACCAGCGATGGACAAATTAAATCTAAATGTTTTTCCTGGAAGCACAACTACTTCGTGTGCTATCATAGAACCTTTGTGAAGTGTGGGCTGGCGATTGAGAAGGACCATATCCCCATTTTTTAACTGACGTTCTACCTTATCTCCGATTTCCAATGTGAAGGATTTATGACCCGGGATAATAGTATCTATTTCAATACCATCTCTCGAGATAACATCGCCCCGTTTCAATTCAAATATAGATTGGACAAGATTAACTACTTCGCCACTAGCTCTTGTAATAACATCTCCAATCTCCATCTTTGTACCATTACGCATCATGGCGTATTTCAGATTAATACGAGATTTTCCACGCAAGACGACATTGCACTTACCCGCCTCCAACAACCGCTGCATAGATTCTAAATTATATTGATTGATGTTTTCAGTAACTGTTAGTATTTTAGCCACAGCTGTTGGGACTCCAAGCTCACCAAAACGCAATGTTGGATCTGGACCGATGACGCTACGAGCCGCCTGTTCCACTCTTTTTCCCATTAGATTCCCTCTCACTTGTCCTTCTTTTCCAGAAATACGTTTCTTAATACCCTTGAATGGTCGACCATTCGTGTGCTTGGCTTTGTTCTGACTATTGTCGAACAAGCATTTGATACGAAACTTCAATGATTGAAAATACTTTTGACGCTTGTTTTGCGCTGTATTTGGGTTTGCCAGATGTGTATTAATCTTTACAATCTCGCAGAGTTGAATTGTTAAATCATCGTCGCACGTCATCCCATCAGCAATCACGTAGGGTCGGTCGACTGGCGGCAATACTGGTAGATTCCAGATGATAAGATTACGAGGATGCATCTTTTTGTAGTCAAAGCCGAGAAGTAGAACTTCCTCATCAAGTACATTGTCAAATCTCTTGGAGATTTCATCAGCGTGAAGAATTATTTTCTCCTCCTTATTCTCCTTATGTGTCATTAAAAAACAAGTTTCGATCGGTGAAAAGGTAATCTTGGGCTGTGTACATAGACAGTGAAGACACGTTGCACTTTTTTCCACAATCTTTACGATTCGTTGGAATCTAATATTCCTAGTATATTTTGTTAATCCATGAATATTTATAAAATCTTCAGTGAGTAAAAATCTAGAACACTTACAACAAAATACTTTCAACATCGCAAGTACAAATTTGTAGTGGAGAGGATGAACGACCGGTACTGATAATTTTATATGCCCGAAATGCCCTGGGCATTTTTTAGAGTCTTGACTACATGTGGGACAAATCACATTCATCTCCATTGACCCCATTCGAGGGTCGTATACTGTATGGTCGAGTACATTCGTGCTTATTTTAGCGGAATTAACTTCCACTACCGAATTTTTCTCAACTTCTTCCGGCGACATTATTCCAAAGTGTAGAGCTTTAATTTGTTGTATATAATTTAAACTCATGCTGGTTTATTTCAAATTCACCTTAAATTTTTCATTTTCATTCTTGTAAGAAAGAAAATTAAATTTGTATTTATAAGTCGAGTTGAAAGTTTGCATCGTCTTCTTCCTCAAATACCATGGCCTCTCCCGATTCCACATCGTCCTGCAAGGTACGCATGCGCTTACCCTCCCATTTTACACCCCGTCCAGGTTCGCCCCATGATTTTGTAAAATAGGTAAGCACGTCGTTCTTCACTGGGATACTATGATTAGGAAGACTTTCTTTGAACCATTCTTTGAACGCTGTGTAAACTTCGATAAGTGATATTTTACACTTCTCGTCGTCGAAAATACTCTCCTCGATAAATTGTCGATAGATATCGTTCTTCTTCCGATAACCCTCTGTCGCCATTTTGACTTTCGGTGGGTCAAATCGTTTCTTGATGAGTTTACGATGTTCGAGAAGCATATACGCAAAGGCTTCCACCATACCTGGAATTTTATCCGAGAACTGACGGTCTTTGGGAAAGCGTTTCTCAAGCAACTGTTGCGCGTAATCTGATGGTGCGTCATCATCGAACGTCGCCTCGAATGGGATGACCCGAATACGATTCCAGACGGCTCTGTCTCCATATGGTAATTGAGGTGGTTCATTACAAATAAGCACCAATTTAAACATCGGTGTAATTTCTCCACCCTCTTTGAACAACCCTCTCGCGAAAAAGGTATCGTTCCCAGACAACTCCTTGAGAATACCAATATTAATTACATCCTTTTGGTCAGGTTCCTGAAGCACGGCAAAACGAACACCATTACCCGCTCTCACCAATTCTGGACACGCCGCGCTGGATTGTGTTCGTTTACCAATGATTAACGATGTTGGAAGTTTCACCGAATACTCACCCAACATTTTTTCAAAGAGAATCTGAGTAATAGATTTTGCATTATCACCTTCACCCGTCCAGATTTGAACAATTTTGCTGTGATTCCCTCCTACAAAGACATCACTCGAGGTATCCATGAAATAGTCTCTAATACTCTTATCAGGAAATACCTTGTTCAGGAAATCATTCACCTGTCCTACTTCGACGGCTGAGTCATCGAAGATTTTATATTCCACAGCTGCTTGTAATGAAATATAATCTTCAGGACTTCCAGGTCGAAAGGTATGGGTACGAGTATCGTATACACCATTTTGAAAACCCATGAGATATGGATTCTTATTAAGTTTCTTCAAAAAATTATAATCATAAAATTCTTCCATACACTCCTTCATTACATTACTTTTGTATGGCGAACTTTTTAGAGAATTAATAAGTTTCTCCACCTGTTTTTTTCTGACATCGTACATGGCTTTTTCACCTACATCGTCGGATGCATGAAGCAAGTCTGAATACTCTTTGACCAATTCCTTATATTTCTCCACAATGGTCGTCGAAATCTTTTGTCGTAGAAATACCCCCTCCTCGATAGGACACCATTTATGATTCAGGAATTGATACCACTGTTTGTGTCGAATACTCGCACATACAAACTCCGTCCCGTAAATCTCTTTCAATGCCCTCGCAATATCGTTGTGAGTACCATTGAGAGACTCCTTAATATGTTTGTCAACATTTTCATCCTTAAACTTTTCATATTCATCTGGACTGTCCTGGGAAGCAAAGTGTCGAAGGGTTCCAATCGTGTAGTCTTTCTTAATCATTTTGTCCCACTGATTCATACATTCAGTCTCGTCGAATTTATCACCGCACCTTTCCGAAAACTCTTTCCAAATTTCTCGCGCCTCCTCGCACCCATTCCCAATATTATATAATACCCATCCAATACGAATCCACTCATTTCTATCACGGGAACGGTCATCGTCCAGCATGTTAATCAAGGTTTTAACAGTATCGATATTTTTAAGAAAATCCAAGTCTTCGCGGTCTTCTCTAGATTTTTGCTGCTGTTTTGGTCGTCGACGCGCATCCATGGGCGAGGGCAATCCAATTTTAATATCTTTACACGTTCTCCCATACAGATTAATACTTAAAATACGAGGAAGATAATGCTCCTCCTTACCGGTAAGGTCGATTTCTATTTCATCCTTGTCATACAAAATATAATCTTCCAATGCTTTTTCAATCGTAATTTTCTGCTGTTGGTGGTCAAATATGGAAGCAAGCATATATGGTTCAAGATGGCTATCTTTTCTACCACCGTAAATTAACCACGGCACCTTACAATAGCAGGTATCGATAACATTGGAGGAATCAGTATACCCAATGTTTTCGAAAATTTTATTCTTGGAGACTTGGTCCTTGACGCGAGGAATTAAGTGAGCTTCATGCTCTAATCTAGGGAGGAAGATATAGGGAAAATGTAGATGGAACCCGTGTTTGGTATAATAAAATCCATCTTTCTTTTTAACAATTTTTGGCTCTTTGTTGAGAAAGAAACAATACAGGTCTTCATCGCTACAATCGTCTAAAATTTGTTTTAAAATATTTTGGTATATTTCAATAAGCTTCTTTACGTGGTCTTCCGTGTAAATAGGATTCGCTGTTTCGTGGTCTTCATCGTCTGTCATTTTTCGACAAATGTCCGCATCTACCAAGATAGGTAGATAACTTGAGGGTTTTTCCGCCACGCCGCATCTCATATTCTTATCGTCTGATAATACTTTACAGTACGTATCCCAAAACGTTTCCGTCTGGGCTCTATTTATACAGAACTTTCCTTTATTTCCAAACAGCGATACGTGTGTCTGATATAAATTGTCGCTTTTATGACTTTTTAACATTTTCCAAATTTGTGTTTCCATATCTAGTTATTAGTTTCTAACATTTTATAAATTTTATTTCAATAATCATTTCGAAATAAAATTAATATTTTTGCTCGCTTAAGTACTGGTTGGAGTAGCCTGTAATGCTCTATTAAAACTGATAGTATGAAGGAGGCTCTCGTATGAGATGGCGTAAAAGCGATAACTTGTGAAGATTTTCACCTTGTTATCGGATACAATAGCAAGACGGACATTGTATTCAGGGTGATTAAGTGTCAAATTACGAACGAAAGATTTGACAACACCCCACATTAACTTTTTAGCACTGTTGGGGTCATTATTGTAATAAATAGGTTTAGTATTGATGGAAACAATGTAGGTTTCTAGAGCTCTATTGACCTTATAACTCGCTAAAAATAAATCAGAAGTACTGATACCCGAGTCAAACGCCGATGTTAATCTATGGGTATTATCAGCCTCAAAGTCATCATTCTCATTGTCGCTTCTCTCATCTTCGTCGTCGTCTTCCTCATCAGTATCCTCCTCGTCGTCGTCTTCGTCGGATTCTTTCTCTTCATCCTTCTCTTCATCCTTCTCATCTACATCTGATAAGGTAGTCTCTGTATTCTCATCTGGTGCTTCCACTGCTTCGGGTAAGCTATCAATAATATCTTCTTTGGATATAAGTTCTGGTTCCTCTTCATCCTCGATTTTTTCAGTATTACCAGTTTTCTCTGTTTTTTGTGTAAAATAGTTGGTAGGCCAAATATTTCCGCTCATTTTTATATTATGTTTAAAAAGTTTAAATCAATTAGAATTACTAATTTAAACTTTAATATTTTATTTTATTTTATTAATTATAAATATGAATAACTCAGGCCAACAATTATGGCAATGCGATAAACAAGATAATGCGATAGTACCAGAAGGACTCCCTGGACATGAGGGAGACATGGAATGTGGATGCAATCCATTGAATGGTAAAGGACAAGTATTCTCATGTGATAATAAAGTAGACCCTTTGATACAACTTCAAGATTGCTTTCGAGGCAATGCAAAAGATGCCAATGTTTACTGCGATACTGGCAGCGGTAGTGGAGGGGGTGGTAAGACATCAAACAATTGTACAGACAATCTCCAAGGAAAGTTTGGCACTTTTTCATGCTGTAATGAAAACAATGTGGTAAATGAACCATGCGGGACTAGTGATAGCGAGGATATTGGTGCTGTAAGCTTTTGTAGCAAATACCTCGGACCTCTTGCTATGTGTGATGGGTCCAGCCCCAACCCCCAACCACATAATAACAATCACCATCCATCTCCTAGTCATAAAAAGAACATCAATTCAAGTACAAAATGGACACCGCCTCGGTACAACGATATGTTTAAAAGTGTCCGTGATTCTGTCCCCCCGCTTGTAGCAAACAGAACAGAAAAAGTGAAGTGTATTGCTCACGCCATCGCTAATACTATTTCTTACGGTGATTTCCTCGCCCAGAAAAATCACCCTTCTCCAGATATGACCAAACAGTTAAAAAAACTAACAACAAATTGTATAAACTCTGGTTATCTTAAAAAAAGCAAACCTCCATCAGGTATAATGGATCCACCGCCACCGCCACCGCCACCGCCACCGCCACCGCCACCGCCACCGCCACCTTCAACCAAAGGTATGTCTACTGGTGAAATTATTGGTATAATAGGTGGCGGTGTAGCATTTGTAGGTATAGTAATAGCAGTCGCTGTATATTTTAACGGTATTGATACCAAAGGTTCGAGTAAGAAAGGAAAGAGAAGTAAGAGAAGAAATAAATAATTATTTCAAGATTTTTTGTTAACAAAAGGAGTTAATAAAAAATATATTTTATACAATTTATTCAGAAGAAATGGTTGTCTCAATTGGTAGGGGTTCATCTTCGTCTTTACTAGCCTCGATAATTGGTTCATCAGTAGGTTGAACGCGTCTTTCTACAGTGACAGTAGACCCCGCTAAACGAGATGCTTTGTAATTAGGGTTTTCTGCCTTTTCAATGTCTTCCTGTTCTTTTGCGTACACTTCAAGGTCGATGACATCGGTATTAAGGTATTTCATGAAACTTACATCATTCTTATCGTCAGGAATACCCGCCTTATCCCTGGCTTCGATATATCTTCCAAGATATCTTTTAGCATAGTCATCATCCTCATCATCCATCTCTTTGACCTCTGCTAATGTTTTCTCGAAGATATCAATCATCTCTCCTAGTTTCTTGCGGTGCTCAAGATAGCCCCAAATAACTTGGGCCTTTTTGACTCTCAAGCATGTATATTTCTCATATGGGTCAGTTGCTTCTTGTTCAACAGCCTCCTTCAAATTTCGTTCCCTATCGCGAATTTCTTTGACCTGTGCCTTCTCGATATTACGCTTATCCTTGATGTCATCTCTAACGATTTTGGAAATCTTCTGCTTAATATCAATCTCCTCTACATTACCACTCCAATCGGATTTCACCGTTAATGGGAGAGGTTTACCAACCCATCCGTGAAAAATCTTGTGGTATGAGTCATGGTTGCGAATGAGCTCTTCTGCTCGTTCATTGGCTTCTTCCTCGCTTCCAAAAGTACCTCTAATTTTAATCATCCCATAAATACCATCCTCATCTGGTGTAGCACCCCTGGATGGGACAAATGAGTGAAGAGAATAAACCTGTCCGGGAATAAGGGGGTCGGCGAATTTGCGGTCAACTGAAATATCTAGGAGAGAACTAACGAAGCATTCTTTGTAGGCGCGCTCAGTGTCTTCGGTACTGAGGGCTGGTTTTGATTTGCTTTTGTAGGCTGTATCTACTTTATCAATGGGTGAGGTTAATGAACTTTGTGTATCTGACATTTTTATGTAAAGTTTAAATGTTTAAGTATTTTTTGTTAATTAATAAATGAAAGTATTACGTAAAAAGTCTCGTAAAAATACGAAACATCCCCGTAAAAAGAAACGTAAAAAGACGAATGTATCACGTAAAAAGTCTCGTAAAACTATGAAGAATAGTAGAAATACACAATGCCCTTCAGGCTGTGTTAAGACGCGTAAAGTCAACTGGAAAAATAGTAGGAAAATATCACGTAAAAATACGCGAACAGCTAGGAAAGTATCACGTAAAAAGACTAGAATACCTAGGAAAGTATCGCGTAAAAAGTCTCGTAAAGTATCACGTAAAGTATCACGTAAAGTATCACGTAAAAAGTCGCTAACATCTATGAAAGTATCGCGTAAAAAGACTAGAATACCTAGGAAAGTATCACGTAAAGTATCACGTAAAAAGACTAGAATACCTATGAAAGTATCGCGTAAAGTATCGCGTAAAGTATCACGTAAAGTATCACGTAAAGTATCACGTAAAGTATCACGTAAAGTATCACGTAAAGTATCACGTAAAGTATCACGTAAAGTATCACGTAAAAAGACAAGAATAACTAGGAAAGTATCACGTAAAGGAATAAGTAAAAGTAAAAAAATGGCAACATGTTCGAAATTAAAAGGTATGAGAAATATTGGAAACACGTGTTACATGGACAGTGTTCTGTTTCCGCTGATAGCTCTACCTAGTAAATACATTAGGAGCACTATGTTGGGAAACCAAACATCCGTTGAAAAACCCGGAGATACGGAGAAGGAGAAGAAGCGGAAGAAGACAAGGCGTATATTAAAAAACTCACTCGTAAAATTATACCTCGCGATAAGAAAAGGTGATGAGACTCCGACAGTGAAAAAAGTTAAACAAGCGTTTAAGAGATGCCCATCAAACTTTGAAAGTAATTATAGTGATTATGGACAAGAAGATGCTGGGGAATTCCTACAAACAATGGCTGATGTTTTTGATCTTAATGATATGAAAAGACAATTCACTGTATATGGTACAAATGATATTAATCCCACACCTTCCAATGAAAATCTAGTTGTAAGTTCTAATAGAGAAGAATTTCAGTCCATAATTCAACAAGTTACAGTTGAACAGCTCCGACATGGACATGTTAATACGCCTGTAAAGATAGGTAGTTTTTTGAAGTCGGTGGACGACAGTGGTGAGTTAGATCTTGCTAACAGTTTTACTCCTGAAATTAACGGGAAAGTCGAGATTTTCAAGAGAAGGATAGCGAAAACGGAGGTAATAGATACACCATATTTAGTATTCTACATCATTCGACAAGGTCTTATGAAACGGGACAAAGATGGGAATATTAAGTTTAATAGAGATGGTATGCCACAGATAAATCCATCCATCTATCGAAAGGTGGTAGACCCGTCCGAAACATTGACTCTACCAAGCAAGCGTGTGTTGATGTTAACGTCTATTGTACTACATCTTGGGAGTACGATAGAATCTGGACACTATATTTTGTATTTTAAATGTGATGGGGAATGGTGGGTATATGATGACACAAGTACTGGATTTGTAAAAATTGGCTCGTTCGATAAAATGTTGCAGAGAAATCCTAATCCAAAAACTTACGGAACATTATTTTACTATATATAAAAATATATGAGTGTTAGACGAAAACTAAGAACTATCATTCGAAATCCTTACAACAATGTGTTCCGAGTTCCATACACGACTAAAAATTATAAAGAAGTAGTCCACTGGTGGTCTCATTACACAATGGGTGTTATGTCGAAGGACGTTACCTTATTAAATTCTATTTTTTCATTTCGAAAAAAGTCGAAAGACCATGTCTTACTGTATTCATCTGCTGCTATTCCAAATTCGGTACTACTGCTTGGTAAGATAGATGGAAAATATATGAATATTAACATACCATACGAAGGTAAGATAAATGATAGTTTTGTAGCAGTCTACACATAATTTAATTTTTATATTTATCAAAATAAATGAATATAAAAAGTATAAGTATTCTAACATTAATAATACTTGTTATTTATATAATTATTCTACTTGTAAATTTTTCAGAAGACGTTGTTAAGAATAATTTTGTATCTAGATTACTGAAGAATAAAAATGGTGAATATTACCATAAACCTTCTGGGACTATTTTTAATAAGTCCAGACAAACTATGAGATTATCACCTCGCTTGAATAAAAAAGATATAGATGATATAAAAGCGTCTCAGACGCGACTGACCGAAATGTTAAGGGTGTTTGACGAGATATGTCAAAAACATAACATTACTTATTTCATAATTGGAGGAACGTTAATTGGTGCGATTGTTTATAAGGGATGGATACCATGGGATGGTGATATTGATATTGAGATATTAAAATCTGATTGGGCAAAATTAAATAAATTATTGAAGACGGACCTATCATCTAATTTATGGTTACAAACAGAAGAAACAGACAAGCATTATAAGAGCTGGAAACATGGATGCGTAATGGGTAAAATTCGAGATTTAAATAGTTGCTATGATAATTGCCAAGATGGTGTACGATTTCATAACGGACTTATGATAGATTTAAATCTATTTCATATTGATGATAAAAAAATTGTACGTATGCCAGACAATGAAAAGATTAACTATTTGACAACGGAAGATGTGTTTCCATTAAAACGCGTACAATTTGAAAATATAATGGTAAATGTTCCCAGAAACAGCGAAAAATATCTAGTTAATAATTACGGTGAAAACTACTACATAGATTTACCAATCGAAAAAAGGTATCCGCATGAAGGTCAGCCAAGACCCAATAAGATATGTAAACATCACTATGTATTATACCCAACTATGTATAAAAAGTAATTCGTTATTTAATTTCTTATTTCATATATTTAATTTTTTTAGAAATTAAATAATTATTATTTCGAAATATTTAGTAAGCCATTTTCTTTTGCCACTTTGTGTATTCCGTCTTCAATGTCGCCAACTCAGACAACCAACATTCCTTTCCAGTCTTTTTAACAGCCGCTTCGAGTTTCTCGGTCAGGGTATCTATTTCTTTTTGTAATGAGTAGTACCTCTAATTTTACATCATTGTAATTAAATACGTCAGTAGTCTTGATAGTCTCAATTATATTATTATCAGTTGCTAGTAATCATTTATTGAATGAATAAATCAAAATAAGATTTCGGATCGGGGCACTCATCCAGTTTGCGCTGAAGTTGAAGATATTTGATTGTGGACTAGTCCCAGAATCGATTAGCACATTCCCAACAAATGTACTTAAACTGGCTGATGTGTCCTGATTTTTTAGAGTATCTGTTAAAGACCAATCGCCTGGATTTGAGTCGGCAATCCACTTTTCGAAGCACATGGGTGATTTTTGATCGGCAAACGTTGATAATGATGTAAAACTTTTTTTATCGGTTGCGTAAAAAATTCTAACCCACAACAGTCGGTTATTACTACTTTTGTACACACAATTTAATGAAAATTCCATACTCAGTTCATTATAATTTAAATTTTTTAACATTTTTGTAAAAGACCAATTCACGTATTTATTGTCGAATTGTGGGGGTTTCGTACCAGAGACAACCGACCATGTTTCAGTCGTTGATGGTGATGGGTGAGGTGATGGGTGAGGTGATGGGTGAGGTGATGGGTGAGGTGATGGGTGAGGTGATGGGTGAGGTGATGGGTGAGGTGATGGGTGAGGTGGCGAATAACTTAGTAGTTGATTGGTACCAATTAATACCCCAACTCCAACTACTGCTAAACTACAAACATTCCTAATAAAAAACGTGTTTCCATTTTTCATACCAACCAGACTACCAAGTAAGCATAATCCTAATATAGTAATAGAAACCACTGATAAGATATAATTAGTTTTCATTTCTTATCATATATTTAATTTTTTTTAGAAATTAAATAGATTATTATTCGAAATATTTAGTAAGCCATTTTCTTTTGCCACTTTGTGTATTCCGTCTTCAATGTCGCCAACTCAGACAACCAACATTCCTTTCCAGTCTTTTTAACAGCCGCTTCGAGCTTCTCGGTCAGGGTATCTATTTCTTTTTGTAATGAGTCCAGCTTGTCCTGCGAGAAACTACGACTTGTCAAATTCAGAAGATAATCGTAGTTATCCTTAATCTTTTCCAATCCCATGGTTTCCATGTCTCCGATTATGTCTGTCTCGCTGCGTTTGAAAATAATCAAAGTCTCGTTCATCACTGCGTCCAAGTAGCGCATTTTGTTTGTCGCAATCTTCACCTCATTCTCCATGATTTTAATCAAGTAGGCCCGCCGCTTGTCGTAGAGAGACATCCGACACTTACAGAAATTAATTATAATCTCCTTCGTATTCTTAAATTTTTTCAACTTACCCTTGGGTGTAAACAAAACCATGTTTGTCGTGTTGATAGCAGACGTTAATTTTAAATTTTCACTATTGCATCTTAGACCATTATGACTTTCAGTAATAACAAACTTGACGACTTGCGGTGTCGAATAATTTTTCAACGACTTGATGATTTTATTCTCCAACATATCTTCTAAAAACTCCTTATACTTGTCTGTCCACATACCAATAGGCAACTCACTGATAGTGACCTTGTTTCCTTTGCGTTCAAACACCCCCGTTGTAATATGCCGGGTAGGTGATTCCTGGGTCACTGTGCCTTTGAAATTACGAAACCATGGGTGTAAATCAGTAACAGCGTCGTCTCCTTTTGTAATCCATTTTTTACATGATGCGATTAAGTCGAGAGGATTATATGTAGGCACGGAGCAGGACCATCCGGTTCCAATACCTCCGCGGCATCCGCTGCATAATATCATAGGAATAACAGGGATGTAAAACATCGGTTCAATCAAATCACCATCATCGCGATGTCTTGGAAGGAGATTATCATCAATCGCTGGAAAGATAAGACGCGTCAACTGGTCTGCCTTGGTAAAGATATAACGACCAGCGGCTGCGTCCTTGCCTCCCTGTAATCTCGTATTATGTGTTACTGTAAAATCACCAAGTAAAAATCTCTCATTTTTATCAATATCCCATCCGCAAAATTCCCCCATTCCAACATTTTTAACTGTAAAGTTGCAATATACCATATTACGCCGACGTTTTATATTTATTAGTTTTTTATGTTTTATCTTTGTTGGTATTATCCAGATATCACCTGAAATAAATAAGTTTTTCATAATAGTAATACCACCATTCTTACGAGTATGAGTTGATTTACTAGTAGTTGCTCGAAACCCTAGAGAATTGGCAATATATTGGAGTTTATCGATAAGATGCCCATGCTTAGTTTCTTCTTGTGATATAACAACATGTTGTACACCATTGCTTTCTCTAACGGTACCATCCGAATCTACAAATCCGGCTAAAAGTTCCAACCGAACTTTTTTACTATTTTGAATGTAATATTCAGGGATATGTTTATTTTTCATGAAATTATTCTTTTTTAGTATTTCTTTGAACGGTTGAAAATCAGTTCTTTTGATACCATTTATATTTAACCCCTCGCATTGTACATTGCAATCATTATATTTTGTATACGTCCAGTTACAACTGATGTGGCGTGCTTTGCTTGTTAAACACCCTTTACACTTTTCACTTGAATGTAAAGCATTACCAACCGCTAAATTTCCAGCTTTTCCACTCCCCTTTCTTCTTATACTATAATGGTAATTTTCATGGTCAATATCATTTTTAGTATGTACAACTTCCGCTCCTATAGTTTCCGCGTATTTTACCCATTCTTTCACTATTTCATGGTCTTCTGTGGCGAATCCATTCCCGTTTGAATCTCCATCTCCTAACCAATGCCCAAATATATACGGGTCGATAGGAACTGATTGTTCCTTCCACTGTATAATACTAGTATTTTTCACAGACTTAAAATATCTCCGTTCGCTTTTTGATATTTTTAAATATTCCTGTACATTGATATCAAATATATGGTTATCGTCTATACTATCGGATATATGTAATATTTTTTCATACGCATCTTCTTTTTTCATATAGGTTGTCGATATTGATTTTGATTTAGAACACTTGGCATCGTCATCAAAATATTTTAATACCCAACTTTCAGAACTATTTTCCCAGAAAATTGTTTTATGCATTGAATACGATAACGTTAGAATATGATAACTATTTACACGATAGGTATTACCATAACCCTGAACAATATCATACATAGTATCATTACCTTTAACAGTTTTCCGCACTGTTCTCGTAGTTCCGTCGTCTCCAATTAATATATCACCTACTTGTATATTTTTGGCTTCTTTTATACCCCCGTCCCACATTAATATTGGTGTTTCAGGGTCCAAGCAACCGTACTGACCATCCCTAAACAAGAGGGGAATATTGTTCATTCCCACAATGTCGTTAGCCAGTTTAATGATGGTATCGTACAGGCATTGCTCTCCGTGATGATATCCAGAATGCTCGGCGACGTATCCCGATAATTGCGCTACTTTGAGAGTCTTACTTGTATATGTAAGTTTTTTCTTGAAGACCGAATACAAAATTTTCCGCTGGGATTCTTTCAATCCGTCGAGAAGATGTGGAATACTACGACCACAATCATCGATAGAAAATTTAATCATATCATAATTAATAAAATCAGTGATAGTCATCTCTGAAACTTTCCCACTTCCATCTGGTAATCGATTCGACGGGTCGTAATTACCCAACCAAGTCTTACGTTCACTCGTATGTGTAGAATTGAACAGATGTGTCATATTTGTATCGGCCTCATCATCAAATGTATACTTGATAACTCGCTCACCAAATGTTTCCATGACCTCCTTGTTAGATGACGTACCCAATCCCTTATAATATTTCTTGCGAAGTTTTCCTTTCCCAGGTCTGGCGATAAACTCTTTGTATTTTGTTTCGTCGTAAAACACATGCGCGTTTCTCCCTTCAAACACCCTCACGATGGGTGTTTCCATCGAGATAATAAATGGGTCTTCCCGTTTCAACAATGTCGGAAACAGGGTGTGAAACATATTGATGAGGAGACCTTTGATGTGAATACCATCCACATCGGCATCGCACAGGATAGCAATCTTACCATATTGAAGTGTACTAAAATTCTTTTCAATTGTATAATCCACATTCACTCTCAAGTTGATAGCCGCGATAGCATTTTTAATTTCCTTGTTGTTCGAGATACTAAGTGTTTTAGCATTTTTAACATTGAGAAGTTTACCTCGGAGTGGAAACAGTCCAAAGTAATCACGACCCTTAATCTGTGGCATATCATTGTTTCCAACAAATCCTTTGTCGATACCACGTGCTGCGTAGGCTTTTGCTGACAGCCCCTCTGTGAAAATCAAAATACACTCGGACGCTTTTGGTCCACCCGCGAGATTTGCTGGGTCGTATCCCGGAATCTTTTGAAATGTCTTCTTCTTCCGCTCAATCTTCTTCAATGTTAGTAACTCTTTCCCCTTAATGATATCTTTGACTTTTTCAGCAAAGTCCCATTTCATCAGTGCTGTAATATTTTTAGTTGTTACTTTTACTTCTGGAGACGGCGATGTCAAATACGTTTTCGACTGACTACTAAATTCTGGACTTGGTAAATCACACTTGATTAGGATACGAAAGAACTGTTTGATATCCCGCATACTAACTTGTGGTCGACCCTTTGTGTTGAATTTAGTCATCAATGGTCGAAAGATAGCGTTCGACCACAAATCTAGATGAACACCTCCATCTGAATTATGTACACCATTCGTGAATGCTGAAAAGTTGAACGTTTTGGCTGGAATAAGTACGACTGTCGAATTACAGGTTTTCATTTCAAGAAGTTCATCCGAATCGGTGAATAACTTGGCGTACTCTTTGAGGTTGGAGATAGGGATTTTTTTACCATCCAACCAGACCGCTACTTTACTACAACCAGCAATCATCGCCGAATCGTAAATATAGCGGTAGTATAGACTAATGATATCTTCTGAATATTCAGTAATACCAAAGTAGGCAAAATCTGGCGTATACGTTACTCTAGTGTAAGGCTTGCCGGTTTTTCGTTTTGTCACCGTTGCTTTTGTCGCCTTAGTCATGCCGTCTGTCCAGGTTTGACGGTAGATTTCCAGACCTTCGCCGCTTTCAGCCGGTACCGCAATTTCAATCTTAAATTCAGTGGAAAACACATTAGTCAGTTTCGCACCATAGCCATTTCTCCCCGAGCCTTGCCTGTCACGCGTGTCATCGTAGTTGTCAGATGTGAGAAGTTCTCCGAAAATCAAATGTGGAATGGCTAATCCCGTATCTTCGTGCTTGTCCAGTGGAATCCAAGTTCCATCATTCCACACAGATGTCTCACCTGTTTCCTTGTTGATATCTATTTTAATTTTTGTCATAATAATTTTATCTTCATCGCTGCGGTAGATATTGTCGATAGCATTCGAGATAATCTCTACGAATATTCTTAGCATTGCTGGGATATAGGATATATCCTGTGTGATTAGAGTTGGCGTAGGTGCTGTAATATCAGCAACGCAATGCGCGGCGAGTTTTTGTAGTTTTTTCGATCCGACGTACGTATCTGGACGTTTCCTGATATGTGTAAGCTGGTCGGTTTTTTCATACTTTCTTTGTGGTTGTTTTTTTGATACCTTAGACATTATTTGTTTTATTTTCATCTCCAAGTCTTAAAATTCATTTTAATTTTGTGTATCCCACCCTTACTAAAAGTTAGTTGCCTGTGAAACCATCAAATTTTCAACGGGGAATGAATGAAATTAAATATTTTAGTAAACATTTAATTTTATACTGGATTTACCCGGTTAAGTATTATACATCCTCATTTCTTTCCCACAAGGTGTTTTTATTTTTAAAGCGTGCATAATCTTCTTGAATTCAATCTTACGCTCAATTGAACTTTCTTCTACTAATGACGATACATTCGCAAAGGCAAAACTAGAACCAAATGCGCCGCCAATTATAGCGCCAAATATAGCTCCTTCTCCAACCGTAAAGTGGCTCCTGTTAATTGTCCCCATCCTTCTGATATTCATAGGTAATTTAGTTATTAATTTTTTAATAGTAAACATTATATTTGTTTTTGTATCAAAAGTTTTATAAATTATTTTATCGTAAATAAAAATGCTGCTTACAGTTTCTATTTTCATATTATGTATTAACATATTAATAATACTATATTTATTACATATTTACACCATTAATTGGTCAAAAAGCAAATATTATATGAATGTCGAAGATACTAAAACACTAAAAAATAGTATTAATAGCGATAACTATAAAACCGAAACTAAAATAATTTCATTCTGTCTGTGGGGCTCAGCACCATGTTATAACTGGGGTGCATTGGAGAATGCCCTCGCTGCTTCTGAACTATTCCCTGGGTGGACATGTCGTTATTATATAGGCGAAGGGGTCATTAAAGATATGTTAGATAAATTAACAGCCTTGTCAAATGTGGAAATCGTAAAGATGACTTCGGTTGAAGGGAGTAAAGCGATGTGGAGATTTACACCCTGTTTTGGGTCGAATGGGGTTGTTATAGTACGAGACACCGATTCGGTCTTAAATCCCAGGGATAAAGCGGTTGTCTCTGAATGGTTAAAATCTGATAACGATTTCCATATCATTAGAGATCATAATAATGGTCATTCAGCGCGTATTATGGGTGGTATGTTTGGTGTAAGAAATGGGATACTTAAAAAGTTTAAGAATAAATTCTTAAAAGATTATGATACGGTATCATCGAGGTATGGCCAAGACCAAGATTGGTTGCAAGATATTATTTATCCATATGTTAGAAATAATTCTACAATACATGACTCAAAACCATGGTTTGAGGACGAGAAAGATAACAGGCAACCTTTTCCAACTGTTAAATATGATGGATACATAGGAGAAGTCTTATGTCGGAGTTATCCATTGATACAAAAATACTATAATATCACTCTTAAAAACTTGAGCCGTTGAACTCGTCGGAAATTTATATTCATATATAATTATATATGAATAACATTAAGATTATTTTACTGAGCAATTGAGCTTTCATGCATGTTAGCAAACTTTGCTATAATATGTTGAAGACGTATCGGCATATTATTTATATCAAACTTAAGACCAGATTTGAGTGATTTACCGGCAAAAGGGAGGGGTAAATTATCACACGTCTCTTTGTTGTTAATTTGATAGGCCTTGATGAGTGCATATACTAACTCATGTGTCGGCTTGTCGAATGTCTTGATTTTTTTAGCCAATGCTAATTTTTCGATATCTGTAAGGTCTTCCTCGCTTAATACGATATTATTAAGAGATTCGAAGAGTGGGAATTTTGTTGTCATTTTGCTTACGAGTAAAATAAGAAAAATTAAATCATTTTGACACATATGCGGCATCCATTCCCATATAGGAAACATCATTTCTCTTACCCGAGTTCTTGGGGCGACCAATAGTATATCCGGGGATAGAGATGGAGTCGACTGCTTTTTTAGGTGCAATATTGCTCGCTGGTTTTTTATTCTTAGAGACTTTCTGTGCGATTTCTATGACAAATCGTTTGATTTCTTCCACTTTATGAGGTCCATCATATCGCATAAAAGGCGCACCATTAATATGAAGAATCATAAGAGGAACATATTTAATAGGTGATTTTGTTGTCGATGCCTTTGTAATAATACCCTTATTTTGACTGACATTTACCATAGCGAATGTACAACCACCGACACTTGTGGGTAATTTTTTGAAAATGGGTATTAATGTCTGGCAGTGCGTACACTTGGTGGAGTAAAACAGCACAAGTGAGTACCCGTCGATACCCACTGATAATGTTTTTCCTTTCTGACCTTCTTTAATTACAAAGTCTGTTTCATTTAGATAAAATAATCCTGTGCTCATTTTTTTTAAATATACGTGTTTCTTAAAATTAATTTATACTTTTCTATTATACAAGAAACATGGACGGAATAGACATATCAAAGAAAAACATTCCACAATTTGCACCCTTAAGTATCACCTTCAATAAAGAACTATATATTAAAGACTCTCCGGAATCTTATGGCAGTGGTAAAGACCTCTATATCGAAGGTATACGATGGCCAAGTGTCTTGAATTACGTCTGGGGTAATTTACTTTGTTACGATACTCAGAAAAGTATAATTAGAAATTGGAAGTCGGGTTTCCCCATTTACAAACAAAATTTCTCTTACGATTCCAAGAATAAAAAATATTACTTAGCATCTAAATCAGCCGGTAAAGAGATTGTAATAGGTAATAATACGATAAGACCAGGGGAAATATCATCAATGCAATTTCAAATATCTAATATTGAAGAGACGATTGCTGGATTGGAAATACTAGATAAATTAATGTCTGGGTGGGACGATATTTCAAAAACATCAACCGACCTTTACAATATGAAGACCAATTTGGAGACCTTTCTCAAAATATCACCAGATGTAGAGAAATTTAAGAAGCAACAGCAGCAACAACTAGACGCGATAGACAAACTATTAAAGAAGACATCTATTGTAAACCAAACCAGCGGCGACCCACATGTGAGAAAACCAGCATATAAATATAAGAAGATTAAAGCAGCTGCTGCAAAGGCGATAGCATCTCAGAAATTAACACCCCGGTCACAAAAAGATTCCTTTATAGAATTTTTTAGAAATCTACCTTTTACAAATCTAATACATAATATTAATTTATTTGAATCTGAACTATTAGAAGAATTTGATATAGAGAAAAAAGCAGACAGGAAATATGTAAAAAATATTCTCAGACAGATTATTGACGTGTTAGAAGTACAGAAAGAAGAGATTGTCAAATACAAAACGGATATAGAGTTATTGATACAGGAACATGAAAACTCAACTGCTCGATATACTAAAGAGGAGCTCCACACAAAATTTAAAAAACTACACCCGAGCGAGAAAAACAAGTACTACAAACCTTTAAAAAATACATTTTTAAAAATGTTGTACGAGTGTCGGCTACATAGACTACATGAGCATCTTACCACTGTGTATTCAAATGTCCTAGGTTATGATGAAAACAAACAGATATTATTGGACACTATACCGGATTTGGAAGGATTTTACAGTGGGAGAACTATGATTAGTAATTGGAACAAGATATTCTATATTGACCCAAAAAATAATACCAATCCCCTTCTCGGGGTAGGTATCATTAAGTCTAGTATGAGAGGATACAATAATGTGGGCAAAGTCTTAATGGAATTAAGATTAGAAATAGCAATGAAAAGGAAGAAACAGTTAGAAGATGGAAAAATATTCGAGGAGAGTGATGAGAAACAACGTTTCCTTCTGGCCCATTCCCACCTACGCGATTTACTTAAAACCCGAGACATCAAGGAATTTGAGAATTTAACAGTTGATGAAATTCTATTACGAATGAGTAATGCGACACGTGTAAGTACATCTAATCGTAGTGTCACCTTGTACCCCGGTACAGAAAAAGACTACAAAGAGTTGACTGATGACGATTTCAGACTCATGTTAGATAAGATGGGTATCCCATCAAAAGGTAATCTTATCAAAAATCATTTACCTATAGATACTACTAATTTTGTTAACGATACGACTCTTGATTATATTTTTAAAAATAATGTTGAAGGTGTCAATGAAATATTTAGACATGAAAATAGGAATCCTCGTAATCTTGCTAGCTTTCTTAGACAAAAATATTTAGAGAAGTTATACAACATCCAAGTCATGGAGGAGAAAAACTCGGCTCTCAGAGCAGTATTAAAATACTTTTACATGGCTGATAAAGAATATAGAGTACCTCCTAACCATATTGAGATGGCCATCGACTACCAACTTAATTCTCTTTCAGCAATAGAACTAAAAGTGTTGATAGAAAAGATAGATTCTAAAGTAATAACAAATACTTTATATTTAATTGTACCTGATAACTGTAATGTCATCATAAATATTAATGGGGAGGAGATGGATATCGACAAATTTGTCGATTACGCGATAGATGAGGATATAAGAGTAGGAAAGTTGGTTGATAGAGTAAGCAGTGCAGCTGTAAAAGAAGCGCTTTCATGGGATTGGTCAAGTAATCCCGGAAAACAAATTACACCTATTATAACAGTAGATCCCGTCATGACACAGGTTATGACACAGATGGTAGTGTCTCCTCAAGATCAGCATATAACATCTTTATTGGAAGGGGATGGTATCGGGGATGATAGTAAACCAAGTCAGGCGCCTCACCCGTGGAGTTCACCATCAGTAGCACCATCACAGGCAGTAAAGATAGTTAATAAAAGTAACATTATATTTTCAAGTTCAACTGAATATACACCGTTCAAATTATCCCCAACTGAAAAAATCATAATAACTATTGATCACTACAAATTTCCAACGGTTCTACATGCTACCTGCTACCTATGGTTTACAAGGGAGACCAAACTTGACAGAGATATGGCTTACAAACTCCTTCTCAAAAATAAATGGGGAAATTTACTCACAGAATTAAGAATATTAACAGGTACCGAACAGTATAGCACTCAGGAGAAGTTGGACGAAATTACATGGAAAGATTTTGAAGTACCTCTTAAAAATGAAGGTCTCTATTCAGTAATACAACATCTGAAGAAAACAATTAATATTGTTGATGAAAATGCCTTAATTTCAGTAGCAAAATTGAAGCACGAGATGTTTGACTTTCTTCTAGACACTCAGAAGTCAGGGGAGGACCCATTTCTATCATGGGATAATTCATATAACCAACTAATAAGAATCATGGATGAAAACCTTTTCCATAATACTCACATACTGTTGGAAAAGGCACACGCCGCTAAATTTCGAACCCCAGAAATGCAGAAACTTCTTCTACTCACTGGAGGTAGTCATCTTTACTATGGGGATGTCGACGACCAAGTACTTGGTATTGGGAGAAATAACAGTGGTCAGAATCTGGCTGGTAAATCTTTAATGAGGTTGAGAGAAATGCTGAGAAGAGAATCGCCAGGAATGATTTACACTATACCCCCGGAAGAACTCGACGCATCTATTCTCTTCTTTGAAACAAAAATACTTATGTTTAGCAACTTAGTAAAAACGATAAATAATTTTGTGAAAGATGAGGATGTATCTCTTAAGTTGGCACGTGGAATGTTAGAACTGTATAAAATTAACTGTGTGCAAGGTGAGAATGTATCCTTCCAAGTTGGAAAACGCCTCAAGCCTATTATCCGTAGAATTACTGATTCATACCCCGGTAGAACAAAAGAGGCGTGGTCTCTTATGAGTGATTATGTAAAAGTATTGTTTGGACAGTTTGCAGCCTATAGTCAACAACGACCTGGTATAGAACCAAATGAGTTCTCGTGTCTATTTTTTGATCCACCCACTACTGTTCAAGAAATGAAGGATTTTGATATATCCATGGGAAAGGCAACAGAACTTCTACGTAACTATTTTAGATGTCTGTTCAAAATGTTCAACTTATCGGAAACCAATATTGATGATATGACTACTGCTATTATTTCGCTACATGTTGCCCGTACATGGTTTCTGGGTCATATCGAACTTCGAGATTTGAGCGATGAACAACGACAAGATATTATCGATGGTAATTTAAATTACCAGGATATGTAAAGTTAATTTCTAAATATTTAGAGTGCTAAATATTATTTCAAATAATATATTATTTCAAATAATATATTATTTGAAATAATTACTTCAATGAATGAAATATGATATAAAAATATTCTTATAGACAAAATGGATAAAGTACAACGAAGATTAATATGTTTACAAACACATGCTGTAAATATTTACAACCCACATGAATTATTAGTTCAGGTAAAACCAGATAAGTTACCAACTGGTGACTTCAATCAAATATACATAGTCGAGGAGATATTAGCGGGTGGTAAATGCAAGACCTTACGGTCTTACAGTTTATTATTCCTCGCCGATGTTGTTAGACTACTACCAGTAACGGTCGACAATATACTACGTGTTCGAGAAAAGTTCCCATTGTTATCATTGGACAATATTCTAGAAGCTTGGAGTCATGAAACCCATCCACAAGACGACTGGGGTTCGCTCAGCACCAGTGGTAGAAACAGTCTAGTATCAAAACGACAAACGAAAGATTATTATAGCAAAAAGGAAAAACCACTGAAAAAAATACCAGCAACTGGGTGGGTGTCAGCGAAGAAGAAATTATATACTATTAAACCACAGGAGCCAGATAATATGAAAATTAATAATTTAGAGGTCACTATTACATTAAAATCGGAATCCGGAGGGATATTAGAAAATATGGAAGTTTTTAATACAATTGATTCAAGCGTTCATCTACCATACGTTTGGTGTGAAAAGTATATTAAGATTAATAGAAATTCATATATTCCAAAATCCTGGAGACAGAATAATGGAATATTTGGATGCATTATAAAAGTTGGAGACATTCCAGTAATAAATCCTAATAGGGAAATAACTCTTCCATCCGCAAATTTACTTCTCCGTGTTTACCCAGATGAATGGGTAAACAAACCATTGGAAGAAATTAAATCCTTTCTAGAAAAACACAATGTACCAATGAAGTACATTAAATTTTTTAGTAAAGAGGTGGATTTATGGAGGGACTACATTGCTAGTTTTACGGTTGCGACAATAGAAGTGTTCGGGGATAAAATAACCATTACAGCGAAGATTAACCCATCCAGCGCCATAACAAACAAATTAGGGTCTGATATTGGTAAGATGATATTTGGCACAATGATAACAGACAAAAGGTATCTTATCTCTAAAATTAGACCTGGAACCCTAGGAGTCTCTTTCAGATATCCACATATTGCTATCAACGCTAATATTCTATTAGATGTAATAAGTAGTAGTAGTGTTCTATGTGGTCTTCTACTACCACAAGAAGCTAAAAAATTAGGAATTATTGAGAAAATCTCTAAGGATAAATACAAGGGAGGTTTCAGGATTCTAGCCAAAATTCACGATAAAGTACTAAGGGCATCTATCACTCAGAATGACGGCAACAAACGAAGTAATGGTAGACCATATCTAGAAGTAGTAATAAAATCCGCATCAAATATACAAGCAGTTGATGACTTTGCTCGCTTGTTTGGTACAGCTCTAACACTGTATTCTAACGAACTTCCAAAATTTAAAGCGCTTTATAAGGCTGTTATACCAAAATGGAAAGATCCACCCAGTATTATAAATTACAAGGATGGGAAGTGTGATACCAATAACGATTGTAAAAAAGATACATGTAATCCAATCACGAAAACATGTAGTAAAAATATTTCTACAAGGAGTTGGTGGGCTGAAAATTACAGTAGGAAGTGTCAGGGGGCTGTAATTCGTCCATGGGTAGTAGACCCATCGTCAGTAGACTCTCTTCGTGGGTTAGGGTATAATGTGGAAGAGTTCCCCAAAAACAGTGGGGAGTACTTAACTTGTCGGAAAACTGCTATAAAGGGGAAGGAAGTCTATCAAAATTTTTATATAATGGCTAATACACTTAGCAATAGTAAAGATTACCCATTTATCCCATGCTGTGGGTCGGAAGATCGAAAAAGCCATGCTGGTAATTCATATAATAAATATTACTACAATCTTGACAAACTTGACTTGAACAACGGGGCCAATATTAAGATAACTTTTAAAAAATTTAAGAAGAAACAGTTGAAGATACTGTTGGAGTTTGCTAAAGAAAAATTTTCGGTTATCGGATTTAATAAACACAGTAAGAAATTTATCGATGCTAAAAATTTAAGTGTCTCCAAAGAGGAAGAACGGTTGATAAATAATTATCCAAAAGACCCCATAGGAGCACTTCTAATTTCACAGAAAGGGAAGACTACTACTGCAACTATCTTTGTTGAAATAGATATTGTTGAAATAGAGAGTCGTTCATACTCTAACAACTACGAGGACTTTGAAACTGTTAGTATTGGTATACAATTACTATTAGAAAATCTATTTGGTTCTCCTGTTAATAAGAAAACAAATGCTTACTCCATTGAATTTCACAGTGACAGTTTGAAACGTAGCGAAGATTTACATACTCAAAAAAGAGCCACTATTGGGAGACGTGGAAGTTTACCTGTAAATATTAAAAGATTGCTCGATTTAGTAAGCCTGGAAAACGACAAAGTGTCTACCTGGAAACGCAAAGGTGTAACCAGAGACTCTTCAGCAAGTTTTTTACATGTTGTAAAGTGTTTCGTGGACAATACAGATATATCAGGAGACAGTTCCTTTGCTATAAGGGATGAATTTCTAACATCGGTGAAGATGTTAAATTCCGGTATAGCTCTATGTAAACAGTCCATGTATGACTTTACCAGCGATGAAATATTAGCCAGACTACAACCAAACAGTAATTCATACATTAATCCACGCCTGTTCCACGCCCTAGTTGAAAAAATATATGAAGTTAACATTATTCTTATTCAGAGAGGGATAGATGACGATGAATGTACATTTATACTCCCATATCATAAAAATATTTATCTTACTCAAGGTATGATATATGAGAAGACGATGATTGTATACGAGCATTTTGGTACAGATGCTGAGAAATTCTTAAGAACACCTCACTGTGAACTGGTGGAAGGTGATAGCAACGCGGTCATAGAATCATATATGTATCGCGCATGGCTGTATAGTACAAAATTCTTTTACGGTAATACATTGGTGACACCTATTACAATACCACAAGTGTTCCTTTCATCTGGATGGAAACAGGGAATAAATGAGTCTGGTAAAGGATTTTTATTAATGAAAGACGGATTTGTACTCAATACCCACAGTTTGCCTCCAGTTTCTATAGAGGAAGCAACAGCTGAAGAAGTTGCCAATATAAAAAATACAGGGGCAGTTGAGAAGTTTGCAGAATCACTCCACGCTACAAGCATCCGGGTTCATGATTCAACCCAGTTTGTGAAAACAACTTGGCAACTAAATGGGTTTAGTTTCGATACCATTGTTTGGAGAAATAATATAAATTCTTTGAGAAATAAATATATTATAAATAAATTAAATTCTAAATATTTAATTGGATACTTTCTATTTGCATTTTCAAAATATTTATCAGATAATAATATCACACTAACAAAAATTATTGAGAAATTGGATACAACTTCTATCGGAAAGGAATCAACCCTTAACCAATCTTACTTACTTGAGAAAAGTTTTAAAATTCTCATCGATGGATTTGTTAAAAACAGAGTTTCCACTGTAATAATCGAAGATATAATCCCACAATCTCTTATGACTGCCAGGCTTCCGCCACCACTTGAAATTTACAATAAAAAGGCGCCCGTGAAAAATAGTCATCGAAAACGTAGACGAAATAAGCAGACAACTCCAAAGTTTTTTATTTCACACTCCATCTTCACTTCTTCTAAAAAAGAAACAGAGACCTTGCTGTTTAGACTTAAACTTCACGCTACGCTGATGATGAAGAACGATTTTGATAAGTTAATATCATACCACACAAACAATAGTATTCCAGACTTTTTCAACACGATATTAGATTTTAGAAAGGTTGTTAATGAAAAGATTCAGCACCGTTCTAGTGATACTGTAAGTGGGAGTACTATTAATATATATGACAAGCCGCTTGTAAATACTGACACTGACTATATGTGGAGAAATATCCATTTTACTGATAATAAGATAGCTGTCTCTCGGACATTTGACGGTGAGGCGGAAGGTATTGAGCGATGGGTATCAAGTCTAAATTTAGAACTAGATAATTTTGATGTGGTTTCTATCGATAACACAACCCATGAGATTGACGATGAGCTAGAACCCGAGTCTCCATTGCTATTGAATGTTGATGATGACTTGTTAATTCCCATGATAGAATATATGTAATGTTGAAAATTGAATTTCTATTTATCTTGATAAATAGAAAAATGAAACAGCAATTATTAGATGAATTGATGACAAAGTCTCAGGAATTTGTAGCAACCAAAAACAAAAAAGAATTTCGGAGTCTTTTAAAATGTCTTGATAAATTATACTACAACCCCAACACTACTGGTGACGCAGTTCCTGATGATATTTACGACCAACTTGTTGATATGTACGATGCGACGTTCTCAAAAGGCAAGACTTACCACGAACTAAAAGGTGTTGGGGCAAGCGGAGAAGGTAACATTGATATACGAGACGATATCAAACTACCGTATTATATGGGAACTATCCTTAAATTCTCCGCAATGATGGTCACTAAAAACAAGTCTGAATGGAGGACGAGGCCACACAACTATAAGAGAAAGTTTGAATCATGGAAATTAAAATACCCAAAAGGTCCATATACTGCTGAGGGAAAGGCGGATGGTATTTCCTGCTTGTTAATTTACGAGAAAGCTGGAAAGAAAATAAAACGAACTATCTTTTCACGTGGAACTGGTGATACTGGAAAAGATTTATCCAGATATCTTAACAAGACTGGGTTTAGCATGATTCCAGATGGGAAAGATTTCGATGATGGGAAAACAGTGATTCGAGGAGAACTAGTAATGAGATACAATGTTTGGAAGAAAAAATATTCTAAAACATTTTCCAATCCTAGAAATATAGTGGGTGGGTTTGTAACAAGAAAAAAGAATACAGATGTAAAACCGTCCGATATTGATTTTGTTGCGTATGAACAATTACTCCCACGAGACAAAACCAGGTTTGGACAAATTCAAGAACTAAAACGTCTAGGCTTTACGACAGTGATGACAATACAGGTATCAACGCTTACTGAACCTGGTCTCTTTAAAATTTTGAAAGACTTCCGAGGTGGAAGTCCTTATGAAATAGATGGTCTTGTTGTTTTTGACGACAGTGTTGTGCATCCAGTAAGTAAAGTAGATGTATTACCGTCAGCATTTGCCTATAAGGTAAACACTCAAACAGCTATTGTCGATGTAGTAGGTATCGAGTGGTCTTCCAGCACGACAAACGCGCTAAAACCAGTGGTTGTGTACAAACCAGCAGCTATTGGTCGATTAATGCCCGATGGTAAAGTAGTGGGGGCCATCTACCATCGGGCCACTGCTTTTAATGCTGGATTTGTCAAGAAGCATAACATTGGACCAGGAGCGCAGTTATTAATAGTGAGAAGTGGAGATGTAATTCCACATATTGAAGAGGTGTTAAAACCTTCTACAGAACCTGATCTACCAAACAGTATCCGAGAAGGGGATGACATGTACAATTACAAGGGGCACGATGACATCGATTTTGTCTGGGGTGATGGATTAAAAAGACGGAGTAAGTTGGATATTTTTGCTGTTAAAATGCTCGATGAGACAAAGATTAAACAAATATCTCTATTTTTCTCTGGTGGTAAAAACCCACGTGGTATGAATATAAAAGGGGTGGGCGAAGAGACTGTTAAAAAGTTATTTAAAAATGGATATACAAGTATTACTTCCATTCTACAAACAAGTATTGAGTCTCTGGAAGAAATAGGCTTTACTAAAAAACAAGCAGAGAATATTAGAAACCCAATTGAGAAGGTACTCTTTAAAAAACCAGTGGACCTTGCGCGTCTTATGGGTGCCACCTCCGTATTCCCCAACGCTCGTAAAACTATAATCAAGAAAATACTCACAAAATACCCACATGTGTTAACAGAAGATAAATACTATGGTGAAAATCCCACTAAATTATCAGGAGTTTCAGGCGTTGGTCAAGAAACACTGGATAACTTTATCCGTGCTCTTCCAGACTTTACACTTTTTCTTGAAGACAATCCCCAGATTAGAGTTAGTGTAGTCAAAGTTGTAAAGCCAGTCTCTGATATATTGAAAGACATTTCGTTCGTATTTACAGGTACTATGTCTAAAATGAATAGAGAAGCTACACAAGCGTTGGTGGTAAAAAATGGTGGTACAACATCCGGAACTGTCTCCAAAAGTACTGATTTTGTAGTGATAGGAGATTCTGGAAAGCCAGGTCAGAAAAAAATAGATATTGCTGAAAATTTGGGAATTAAAATAATCAGCGAAAACGATTTTTTAATGATGTTAAAATAAAATAAAATTTAGAATAGAATAATTATTTGAAATACAAATAATTATTAAAACTACTTCACTCATCGTCTCCTTCATTGATGTCTAACTCCTCTTCATCGTCCACATCTTCATCGTCCACATCTTCATCGTCCACCTCTTCATTTTCTTCCATATTCTGCTTATTCTTGCTATATAATCTATTCCACATTCTCATGTAGCGGTACACGGCTCCTAGATTAATGTTTGAGTTATTCCCAGACTTTGGCATTGTTTTCAATATTTTGCCTACTTCTTTCATACGATTGATATTAGCGGTTCCATCTTCATCTCGTACATAAAATCCAAGGGCAGTAGCCACCGGATTTAACGACCGTATCATGTCTGAACTGTTAAATGTAAAGGTGCTTTTGGAACCTTTTGAGCAATTAAGTTCGTGTTCTCTTAGGTATTTTAGATGCTGGACACTCATTGTCTGGTTATTGATATTAAGTGTTCTAAAGATTTTTGGATAGTCCATCATCTTTTCCAACCATGGGTCTACCATTCCAGGGCCTAGACGGTTGAAAGCGTCCATCTCAGCATGTCCGTATGTAGCATCACCATAATCAGTACGAGTGTAGTCGTCGTCCTCCTCCATCCCTGACCCGTAGCCTCCATCCCCTTCAGCCTCTAAATCTTCGTCGTCCCCATCTTCATCTCCACCACCATCAAAATCGTCTCCCCCAAAACCACCACCATCAAAATCGTCTCCCCCAAAACCACCACCATCAAAATCGTCTCCCCCAAAACCACCACCATCAAAATCGTCTTCATCATTAAAATCATTGTAATTATCAAATTCTGTGTCTGACATTTATTTTATTCTGTAATTAATATTTAAAATGAATTTAAAATATTAATTACAGAATAAAATAAATGATGAATCAAAATAATCTTTCAGGGAAAGATCTCCTAGCATTTCAAGCTATCTCCGCCTTTGTTATTGAGGCGACAAAAGTAGCGGGTAAAATGCAGCGTTCACTCCAACTCTACAACAGACTTATCGATAAAACCAGTTTTTCACATACAGAAGCTATCACAAAGCATATTAATTCATTTAGAAATTTTTGTCGTGAAAATCAAGAAGCATTAAAATCCCAAAATATCGACCAATTAAAAACACATGTAATTGAATATTCCCCACGTGTTTTTATTAATGTCCGTCTACTTTTGATGAACAGTGAGGAAAACAGTGAAATTATTTGGCAGCATCTGATGACGATTGGTGCTATCGTATTTCCACAAGCCAAGTTGAAAGAGGTGCTTGCTAAAAAAGTACAGGAAGAGGAAGAGAGAAAATCGTCAGATGAAGAGGATGGTGCTGGGGCTGAGGACGACTTCCTCGCCGATATCATGTCGAAAGTGGAAAACTCCGTGGACCCGTCATCTACAAATCCCGCAGATGCTCTTAGTCAAATGATGTCGGGTGGTATGATGACAGACCTTATGTCGAGTATGACAGGTGGGATGCAGGATGGCTCGTTGGACCTCGGTAAGATGATGGGGTCTCTTCAAAAAATGGTTGGTAAATTGCAAGATACGGAAGGCGCACCACCAGAACTAAAAGCCATGACTGGGAATCTTACAAAAATGCTTGATAATGCAAAATTACAAGTTGACAATACTGATTAAGTTTAAAAAGAAGATGGACTTTGTAAAATGCATACATTAACTTTAGCAACACAGAAACAACTCGTAGATCTTAATGAAGATAGAACACTTTTCGATATAGAAGTCGCAGTAACAGCGGAAGATCCCACTGAACAATTTGAAGCAGTTATACTTAATCAAACAGAGCTTGATGATGACGAAGTTAATTACCAAGTACACCAAGGAGCTATGGAGGCACGACTTGTGAATGACAAAAATTTATATCAAAATTACTTTCTATGCTTGCGCGGGACAAACGGGAAAAAAGTTAATATAGTGATTAAACATAATCCACCACCACCAGAAGCAGTAGAAGAGGAGGAATTTACAGAGCAGGAGGAATATATCGATGATAGTGAAATAATGCCAATACCTTTACCGCCACTTGCACCTAAAAAGACACAGTCCAGTATATTTTCAATGCGCTCCCTGTTTATTGTTGCTATTATAGTTGGGATTGGGATTGGGTTGTACTTTTTATGGAAAGGTGGTAAAACATCCGAGAGCGCTGAATCACTAACAGCTCAACCTTCTACTATTCCAGTAGGAACAACCCCTGCAGTCTTTTCTTCCACTAAAAAAGCATCATCTCCAAATTTAATGTCCAGATTAAATAAAATGGTAGAATAAAAATATTATATTATAACTTTTAATTCTTTTTAGAATTAAAATATTATCTGCGTTGTTTGTAAAGTTTATACCAATTCGCGGTTATAGAATTATTATTAATCTCCCAACCTGGTCGACTATGGGTAAGAACATTACACACAAACATTAGAACAGAACCGCACGGTCCTTTGAAATCGGTAGCAGCATATGCTTGTTGCAATGCTAACTGTATCATGGGGTAATATTTCGATGAACTCTTGGGATTAATAAATGCATCAGCATTTATAATACCCGTTGCTGCTGAAAATTTATCAGTAAACACAGGTGCTGATACTCCCGACGGGTCATGTGGGTTAATAAGTTCGTAGGCTATTGATTCCTTTGGAAATTTCATAAAGGTCCACGCCATACTGTTATTCAAATATATTTGTCCTAAATTATGATTCTCTAATCGTCTACTATTGGTTGTATAACATGTGTTGGCATAGTGAGATGGTAAAAACTCATTCCCGTATGTCTGAGAATAAAGACTGTGGTAGTATTCTGTGTGGTGTGGCATCCATCCACCTAGCATGACTTCGTTCGCGAAGAATCCCATCATAACTTCTGTTGTGGAACCTGGCGATGCTGTCCCGGTCTTACCACTTGTGGCTATACTTTGTGGGTTGTTAAACATTGTGTCTATCCCTTGTGCAAGATAAGAGTATGGATTATGTGCGTGACTACAGCCAATATCTTTTGCTAATACGTATGATGATGTTGACATTTATATTATATTACATTTTTTTTAGAAATGAAAATTAAAATAAGATTAAGATTAAGAAAATGCAAGTTCAAAAAAGGAATCAAGAAATGGAAGTTGTCAAATTTGACAAAATCACAGAAAGAATAAAGTATTTGTTGTATGATGGATTGGACAAGATTATCGACCCCTCTATTATCACACAAAAGATTGCACAGCGAATCCACAACGGTATTAAAACATCGGAAATAGACGAGCTCTCATCTCAAATCTGCGCGGCTATGATTACTACCAATATTGCGTTTGGTAAATTAGCGGGTCGTATTGTCATCGACAATCACCAAAAGAATACCTCATCTAGTTTCTACGACGTTGTCATGTGTCTCTATGGAAATATAGGTCCACATGGAAACCCGTCGCCGATGATTAGTGAAGAAGTGAAGACAGTTGTAGAATTGTATAATCAAGAGATTCAGGAGATGATCGAGTATGGACGGGACCACGATTTAGGGTATTTCGGGTTCAAAACCCTGGAAAAAGCCTATCTCAAAAAAGTAAATGGGAAAATTGTGGAACGTCCTCAGCACTTGTTCATGCGAGTCGCCATCGGTATTCACGGAGAAGACATGGAACGCGTCAAAGAAACGTACGATTCACTGTCTCTAAAATACTACACACACGCTACACCGACACTGTTTCACGCGGGAACACAACGCCCACAGATGAGTTCATGCTTCTTACTCGATGGTTCTGTCGATTCTGTAGAAGGTATCTTCAAATCTATCACCAACTGTGCACTCATCTCCAAGTGGGCTGGAGGTATTGGTGTTCACATGAGTGGTATCCGTGGCAATGGCTCCTACATTCGCAAGACATCTGGTAAATCAACAGGTATCATGCCCATGTTAAAAGTCTACAACGACACCGCTAGATACATCAATCAGTCGGGAGCTCGTCCTGGCTCCTTTGCCATGTATCTTGAACCGTGGCACTTGGACGTCTTTACCTTTCTCGATGCGAAGAAAAATCATGGTCAAGATGAGGAACGGGCACGAGACCTTTTCTACGCCCTCTGGATTCCCGATATTTTCATGGAGCGGGTCAAGTCAAATGGCTACTGGACTTTGATGTGTCCAGATGTTTATCCCGGACTTACAGCGGTGTACGGCGAGGAATTCACAGAGTTATACACAAAGTACGAGAATGAGATGTCGACCGTGGACATTAATAAATATCGTATTCAAGCACGGGATTTGTGGAAAGCTATTATTAGTTCACAGGTGGAAACAGGGGCACCCTACATGTTATACAAGAATGCGTGTAATAAAAAGTCCAATCAGAAGAATTTAGGGGTAATTAAGTCTAGTAATTTATGCGCCGAAATTATACAGTACAGCACATCCTCAAATCCCAATGGAGACCCCGAAGCAGCGGTGTGCAATCTAGCATCACTGTGTTTACCCAAAATTTTAGAAGAACCAGATTTATCATATTTTCACACTGAGACTGTCTCTGTATTTTCTAAATCTGAGTGCGGATGGTGCACATTGGCAAAAGGGACATTGAAGAAGTTGGGGATTGAGTTTATCGTTAAAAATCTCGATGACGAAGCTGAAAGAACAGCCGCATTTGAGTTTTACAACGTAAGTACATTACCCCAAATTTTCGTTGGTGATAGACGGATTGGTGGGTATAATGATTTGTGGCAGATGGTCAAACCAACTATTAATTACAACCTTCTAGGTAAAATGACGAGGTCAGTCACTTATAATCTGAACAAAATCATCGACAAAAACTTTTACCCAATTCCATCAACAGAGACCAGCAATAAACGACACAGACCAATTGGTATTGGAATTCAGGGGTTGGCTGATTTGTTTATACGTCTTCGATTACCATTCACCAGTCCAGAAGCCAAGAGAATTAACTGTGCTATCTTTGAAACTATGTACTACCATGCATTATCTGAATCCAATAATATCGCCCAAAACAATGGACCATATGAAACATTTCAAGGTTCACCTCTGAGTGAAGGTAGGTTCCAGTTCGATTTATGGGACAGTGTGAAATTATCTGGGATGTACGATTGGGAGACATTGAGAACTGACATTATGGCGACCGGTGTTCGCAACAGTCTTCTCATCGCGGTAATGCCTACCGCCAGCACCTCCCAAATCATGGGAAACAATGAGTGCGCCGAACCATACACTTCGAATGTATATAAACGTCGCACATTAGCGGGAGAATTCACAGTAGTTAATGAGCATCTTATGGAAGATTTAATGTCGATGGGGCTGTGGAATGAAGATATACGTAGTCGTCTAATGTATCTTCGTGGCTCAGTTCAAGATTTACCTAATCTACCATCCCATCTCAAAGAGATTTACAAAACTACTTGGGAAATCTCACAAAAAGAATGTATTAACATGTCGGCCGACAGAGGCCGATTCGTATGTCAGAGTCAGAGTTTCAATCTCTGGTTTGAAAAGCCAGATTTTAAGACCTTGACAAATGCTCACATGTATGGATGGAGTAGTGGCTTGAAAACTGGTTCATATTATATTCGCTCCAAGCCTCGCCTGAATTCGCAACGTTTTACAATGGATCCTGAGAAGGAGAAACAGTATGAGACGGAGAAATATAAAAAGAACAGTGAGAGAAAGAAAGGGTATGATGAGGAATGTGTGAGTTGCGGTGCATAAAATAGTATTGAGGTGGAAGCTCTGAGTCAGATTCTATTCACCGAGGCGACTGCTCTGAATGCTGCTAATTCATCGCTAACCAATGATCTGGTCGATATTAACACTAATTTACACTCTGATTTCTTGAAGTTGTCCAACGATATCAGTGATTTAAAGTCTTCCAACTCGTCTCTGTCTAGTAACATTACCAAAATTATTCTATCACTAATAAATAACGGCATTAAATAATATTAATTTAACTACTTTAAAATCATTCATTAATTTGGAAAATAGGAGGAGACGGTGAGCGAGCACTCTTCTGATAAATCTGGGTACATGTGAAGTAAAAAACAAAAAATTTTTTATATTTTTTCACTAATAAATAATGCCCGGTACAAATAATAATGTATCGCCTACTACTGCTGATCTGATAGCTATTAATACCGATTTACAGTCTGAATTATTGAAGTTGACCACAGAAATCAGTGAATTAAAGTCTTCCAACTCGTCTCTGAAAAGTGAACTTACCAAAATTATTCATTCGATGAAAAAGTGATTATTTTCTTAAAAAGAAGTGATAACATATAAAATTTTATAAAATTTTATATGTTATCACTAATAAATAATGGCATTAAATAATATTAATTTAAGTGATTTCGAATCTGGTCTCTTTTTTAGAAAATTAGGAGATGACATTGATGGTGAGGCCGCTGGTGATGAATCTGGATACAGTGTAAGTTTAAGCGATGATGGCACTATTGTGGCAATTGGAGCGACAGGTAATGATGATAACGGGTCAAAGCCAAACTCTGGACATGTACGAGTTTATAAGTTTGTTGCCGCGACAGAAACTACCGTTGAGAGGTGGGATCAATTAGGAGATGACATTGATGGTGAGGCCTCTGATGATAATTCTGGGCACCGTGTAAGTTTAAGCGGTAATGGCACAATTGTGGCAATTGGAGGGTACGGGAACGGTGGTGTTAACGGGGCAAACTATGGTCATGTACGAGTTTTTAAGTTTGTTGCCGCGGTAGGAAATACCGCTGCTAAGTGGGATAAATTAGGTAGAGACATTGGCGGTGATGCATCTGGCGATCAATCTGGACACAGTGTAAGTTTAAGCAATGATGGCACTATTGTGGCAATTGGAGCGCCATATAACGAGGGTGTTAACGGGGCATACTCTGGTCATGTACGAGTTTATAAGTTTGTTGCCGCGGTAGGAAATACCGCTGCTACGTGGGATCAATTAGGAGATGACATTGATGGTGAGGCCTCTTATGATAATTCTGGGTACAGTGTAAGTTTAAGCGGTGATGGTACTATTGTTGCAATTGGAGCGATATTAAACGATGGTGTTAACATGGGTGGCTCTGGTCATGTACGAGTTTATAAATATGATGCAATCAAAACTACCGCTCAACCAGATCAAACACTAACTAATTTCGGTCCTATCGGATGGAACCGAATAGGAGATGACATTGATGGTGAGGCCGCTGGTGATAATTCTGGGTGGAGTGTAAGTTTAAGCGGTGATGGTACTATTGTTGCAATTGGAGCGAGATATAACAATGAAAAAGGGTCAATCTCTGGTCATGTACGAGTTTTTAAGTTTTTTGCCGCGCCAGAAACTACCGTTGAGAGGTGGTATCAATTAGGTGGTGATATTGACGGTGAGGACGCTTATGATTTTTCTGGGCACAGTGTAAGTTTAAGCGCTGATGGCACAACTGTGGCAATTGGAGCGTACGGGAACGATGGTAATAACGGGAGAGACTCTGGTCATGTACGAGTTTATAAGTTTGTTGGTGGTGCTTGGAGAAAATTAGGTGGTGATATTGACGGTGAGGCCTATGATGATAAATCTGGGCGTAGTGTAAGTTTAAGCGCTGATGGCACAACTATGGCAATTGGTGCGAGATATAATGATGGTTTTGGTGGGTTAAAGTCAAACTCTGGTCATGTACGAGTTTATAGATTATATATTGATATTAAGAATTATATCTCATTGTCCGATGAGGCGGCTGTTCTGGTCGATATTAACACTGATTTACAGTCTGATTTCTTGAAGTTGTCCAACGATATCAGTGATTTAAAGTCTTCCAACTCGTCTCTGAAAAGTGAACTTACCAAAACTATTTATTCGATGAAAAAGTGATTATTTTCTTAAAAAGAAGTGATAACATATAAAATTTTTATAAAAATTTTATATTCATGAATGCGGTTCCGATCGTGAGTTGAGAATGATTGTTATTGAGTATAATATCGACTCTGAATTAATGTTGCTAATTGCGAGTCACTCTAACGTAATCCCAACCACACGACATAATAATTTATATTATGATATCACAAAAAAGATTTCATAATATATAGATAAATGAATGTTTAATTTTTTAAATTAATCACTTAACTATATTGCTTGGATAATTTTGGTAATGTCTTTGGATATTAATAAGTTGGAAGACTTCAAATAACTGATATCTCGGAACAAATCACTTTTTAGTGAATCAATATCTAGCTCAAACTTATAAACTCGTGCATGACCAGAGTTTGACCCGTTAACACCATCGTTATACGGCGCTCCAATTGCCACAATTGTGCCATCAGCGCTTAAACTTACACTATACCCGGACCAATCACCCTCAGCCTCACCGTCAATTTTTACTATTTTTACCCAGACACCACCACCAAACTTATAAACTTGTACATGACCAGAGTCTCTCCCGTTATCATCGTTATATCTCGCACCAATTGCCACAGTTGTGCCATCGGCGCTTAAACTTACACTCCACCCAGATTGATCATAAGCGTCCTCACCGTCAATATCACCACCTAATTTTCTCCAAGCACCACCAACAAACTTATAAACTCGTACATGACCAGAGTATGCCCCGTTAACACCATCGTTATATCTCGCACCAATTGCAACAATAGTGCCATCAGTGCTTAAACTTACACTGAACCCAGATTGATCTCCATCAGCCTCACCGTCAATGTATGTTCCTAATTGTCGCCAACCACCATCACCCCGAACATAAACTCGTACACGACCTTGGCTTTGCCAGTTAGCGTAGTTACCTATCGCTCCAATTGCAACAGTAGTGCCATCAGCGCTTAAACTTACACTGAACCCAGAATGTGTACGCGTTATTTCACCATCAATATCATCTCCTACTTTTACCCATACACCTGAATTGTTCTCATAAACTCGTACATGTCCAGAACTGTATTCAACACCGTAGTTATTATATGGCGCTCCAATTGCCACAATTTTACCGTCAGCGCTTAAACTTACACTGTGCCCAGAATTATCAGCAGCGGCCTCACCATCAATACCATCTCCTATTTGTACCCAATCGATATTATCAAACTTATAAACTTTTACATTACCAGAGTCTTCTCCGTTAACACCATCGTTATATGGCGCTCCAACTGCCACCGTTTTGCCATCGGCGCTTAAACTTACACTGTATCCAGACAACACAAATGTTGCTACCCCCTTAATGTCTGTTCCTAATTGTGACCAAAAACCATCAAAAAACTTATAAACGCGTACATGACCAGAGTTTGACCCGTTAACATCATTAAATGGTGCTCCAATTGCCACAGTTGTACCATCAGCGCTTAAACTTACACTGTACCCAGATTGATCGCCAGATGCATCACCGCCAATGTCTCTACCTAATTGTTCTATTAAGAAATGTTCCATATTTATTATAATAATAAAAAAAATGGGTTTTATTAGGAAATTTCGCATGTCATTATAGAATTCTTTTTTAACTTACATGTACATGTTGTAAACCCCGTACTCATTATCAGTGTCAGAACAGTCGTAAACTTTTAAGAACATTATGAAATTTCTCATGTGAATATGGCAAAACGAAATAAAATATTTCATAATGTTGATTATAAAATTTAACCGATAAATATATTAAATTTTCAATTATAAAACAACATGTTAATATCTGGATTCAAAGCAACAAGTATCTGGAAAGCCTTCTTCCTCAACTCGTTGATTTTAGCTATCGTTGCCGTTGGAGCTGTTGAATCAAAGGCATACGTAGAAAAATTGGGATGGTTTGAAGGACAAGATGAAGTAGTCAAAGCCCTTGGTACTTTTTTAATAACCTTTTTCGTGGGCGTGTTCACATATCTTCTTATGTACTCCATATTTGGGTTTGGTGGTGGGATGCTCGTCGATGTTAAAACTTAAAAATTTTTCAAAATATTGGTTGACATAAAAATGACTAAACTACCATCGATTTTTGAGATGGATCCATTGAAGGTTCCAATCTCACAATTTCCAATATCCAGTCTACCCCCCATACAAGATTTCAATCAAGTATGCTACAACACTGCTAGTGAGTTTATTGACGGGTTCAGTTATGATGAGACTGTAAACAGCAAAGGTGGGCAATACTGTAAGGCGGGAGTTACCAAACTTATTTTAGCCGTCGGGAAAAACCCATGTAAGAAGAGGATTAGGGTCCCAGTAATTAATTTACGACCAAAGTTATTTGCTCAGGGATTAAAAGTTCACAAGGGTAATCCAGAGAAGGCAAAAGCTTACTGTATCTCTCAATCTAATAAATGCGGGGCTGAAGTAGGGTTTTGCACATCAGCATACAATATGTATAAAACAGTCTATGATGACAAAATGCCAGTTTACATACCATTGGTGAAACCTTATGTAAATGAGGAGAAACATGTACCATCTGAGGGATTCCGAGAGAATAGTACTGAAAAGACACAGACACCCGGACCTGGATGTAAAGGGGGTGATTGCGGTGCTAATTGCTGGATTGTTGGTATAATAACAACAATACTAGTACTTATCTTCCTTATCTTCCTTATTCGTTCAATAATAGTAGTGTCCACGGCTAAATAGAGAATGGTTTTTATTTCAGTTGAAATAAAAATCTATTATACTAAATACAGAGTTACTGGAGTAATGAGTTAATTGAAAATACACGTATTTTTAGCGACATTATAAAATAATGAAGATATAATTTTTGAGTTTTAGATTCTATTCTATATTTTATTTTGAAATAAAATATAGAATAGGAAAATAGAAATATTCTTCTTATCGTTTTATCATTATTCACTAAAACGAAGATAAAACGATAAATAAGAAATTGTAGATTTCTAACTTTTTATTATATATATTTTGGCTCGACACACACACATCCATTTTTGGACAAAAAATAAATGGAAAAACGCGATGGTATGAGGTGTTTTTTACATAAATCAATCACTGTATAGGTTAAAACAATGATTTATTATTGGATAATTTTGAACCATTATGTACCGTTTTTTACTTGTTATTATAAACAGTCTGTTTATCGGTAAGTTATCTCATATTTATTTTACTAAATAGTAAAAAATAGTAAAATATTTTACTATTTAGTAAAATAACTTAAATATACAGCATTATAATAAAAATGGTGTATAAATGTGAATTTTGTGAGAAATGTTTCACCCAGAAAGCCAGTATGGTAAGACATCAAAAAAATGTAAAGTATTGTTTAGATATTCAAAAAAATATCAAATCACGTGATAAATTACACGTGATAAAAGAATACGCCGTCGAATGTCATCATTGCTCCAAAAAATTTAGCTGTAATTCTAGCAAAAACCGTCATAACTGTAAAATTAAAATCATGATTGATGAGAATAATAAAAATATCGAACAATTAAAACACATGAAAATAGAACTGAAAAACGTCGAGTGCCACCTTAATGATACTAAAAAACAACTAAAATCTCTAAAAAAGCAACTATCGAAACAACTAAAAGAAAAAGACCTACAAATCGAAAAGCTACAAAACACCATTAACAAAATTGCAATGAAGCCGAAAACCATTAACAATATCGCACAAGTCGTCAATCTACAATCGGTCTCGCAGTCGTCCCTCAACAATCATTCGGAAAACTTCACATTGGAACATTTCAAACGTGGACTTGATGGTGTTGCAGACTTCTCCATCAAATTCCCATTGAACAATGCTATCTCATGTAGGGATAGTAATCGTAAGCAATTTCTGTGGCGCGATGGTGATAATGGAGATGTAGTTATGCATGACAAGAATATCTACCACATGGCGAAGAAAATTGGTCAAAGCCTACGGCATCGTTCTGAAGATTTACTAAAGAAAGCGGTTGATGAAATTACACTGGTCTTTGAGAATAAAAAGAGTAATACGGATGACCCAACCATGATTGCCTTCTACCAAACACAATTATGCGCTGTTAAAACACAGTATACCAAATGCGCCCGCGACATCTCAAATCTAGAATTAGGTGATATCAACAGCGCCGTTGTCGAATTCGCTCGTATTATGTCCATCAAAGTTCCACGCTTCAAAGAGTCGGATGAAATACATCCAGACTTCAGTCGGATATTAGATTAAATTTTATATCTTACAAAAGATAGAAAATAATAGTTATTCAATTTTTCATTAGAAATCCAGATCGTCGTCAAAGGCAAAGTCGTTAGCATCTTTCGCAACAACCGATGAGGAGTGTGTATATTCAGTGACGCGGGTCTCGAAGAAATTACTTTTTCCGTCCAGAAGGGTCGCTTCCATGAAATCAAAGGGGTTCGTACTGTACCAAATCTTCTTGAATCCCAGTTGCACCACCAATCTGTCTGCTACGAAATGGACGTATTCTCGCATTAACTCACTGTTCATCCCGATTAAACGACAGGGTAAACTTTCGCAGATGAACTCCTCCTCAATCGATACGGCCTCTTTCATGATTTCTTCGATACGTTCCTGACTGACTTTGTTGTTCAACAGTGCGTACATCTTCACGGCAAAATCGGTGTGAAGTCCTTCGTCGCGTGCGATGAGTTCATTGGATTTTCCCAAGGCTTTCGTCATAATTCCCCTTGATTTTAACCAAAATATCGCGCAAAAACTGCCGCTGAAAAAGACACCTTCGACGATGGCGAAGGCAATGAGTCGCTCCTCGAAGGGGCGAACGGGATTTATCCATTTCTGCGCCCAGTCTGCTTTTCTTCCCACACATGGGATGGTTTCGATCGCATTAAACAGTTCGGCTTTTCTGGTTGGTTCCTTGATGAAGGCGTCGATGAGGAGCGAGTATGTCATGCCGTGGACATTTTCAATCATCGCCTGAAACGCGTAGAAATTACGCGCTTCCGATGCCTTTACCTCGGCACTAAAGTTGTTGATGAGATTCTCCAGTACAATCCCGTCAGCCCCTGAAAAGAAGGCGAGAATATTCTCGATAAACATTTTCTCACCGTCATTGAGACTCATAAAATCTTCGTAATCGGCTTGGTAGTCGATTTCTTTCGCCGTCCAAAACATCGACTCATGGTTTTCGTAGGCGGTGTGAAGGGTTGGATACTTTATGGGAAGTTGCGTAAACCGGGTAATATCCTCTTCGAGAAGTGGTTCCGGCAATCTTGTTGTTTGGGTTGTCATGTTTTCTTATAAATGAATTCTTTAAAAGAATTCATTTTTTATGATTTTTTGATAATTAATATCAGAAATATTGTTTTGGGTATACAAATCCTATTAATGGGATGAGAATGAGGAGGTGATGACACTATATATGGAATCTTTAATTTCGGGCTGACCATTGTAATTTCCTTCGAGAACGGCCTGTTCGGTAGTATTTATTGAAAGACCCAGCCGATTAATATGTTTTATAAGAAAAGTTTTGAACACATCGTCAATTACAACATCGTGGTCTGTTGATAACGATTTACGTATCATGACCTCGTATGCCTCAGGACTGGCTAATTCAATTGGGTCAGTATGCGGATCTTCCGTAATTTGACGCACTCTTTGCTCATCTTCTCTACCTTTTTCATTATTATCAAAAGAGTCCGACACGCCTTGAGCTGCAGCATCTTCTGCAGCAGTTACATTTTTCACCTCTTCAACATCGGCACCAAGGTTAATAAGCTCTTCACTTATCGTTTTAAAGCTTTCCTGCTCCGTCAACTTCTTAATGGTTTCATCATTTAATGATATCCCTTCATCCTTAGCGGTTGAGTCAATAGATTCAACTCTAGTCGCAATTTTGTTGATTACGTCTTTAGATATTGGAGTACCTGTACGCAACTCAAGATCATCTGCGGATTTGGAAGGTTTATTACCCCACCATTTATAAAGACCGACACCAACCACACTTAAAAGCGCAATAATTGGGACAAGGATCAAAGTCAGAAGGAGCCCGCAACCCATTGTACTAATACCACCACCTGTTGGTGTACCGTTTGAACTAACACATGTTTTTATGGTTTTTTCAACGGCAGGTCCTGGTCCCGGTCCCGGTCCTGGATTATTACTGGTTGTTATTTCCCTATAAGAACAATTATTTATTTCATCACAGTCCTCACTACTGTTTTTACCCTTACTACAATCTTGTTGTTCATTGCATCCATTTAATATTCCATTAACAAAATTTATTGCATTACCAAAAACAGACGCAAGACCCGCACCAATTGCTGTTCCATTCCCCCCGAAAAGCTGCATGAAAAATTTTATAATGGATATAATAACAAGTATTTCTACGACATGTAAGCCGATATTACCAATTTTGGTCCAATTCCAATGGGATTTATTTACTCCAGTGGTTGACATTTATTATTTATAATATTATTTGTTTTTATTATTTATAAATAATAAAAATGGGATATTAGCGTATTTTGATAACAGGTCCACTATATCTTAACAAACAATATGCTCTCGGCGATAAATATGAAAGTTACTAGCATTGGGATGTTGCAGAATTAACAACGCTCGCTGCTGTACCCATGACGGCGATCCCAATAAACATTGCTATTTTCCCCGCACTAACTCCTCCTGCTGCTCCTGCTGCAGCAGCAGGAGCAGCTACTTCGGGGGCAAGCAAAAACATACCCATCAGAAACATATTAGCAAGGACACCAACACCAGTCATTACAGCGTTCAAAGTTTTATTTTGACTACTACACGGTAGACTTTTAGCAGCCGGAAATCCAACCTTAGATTCAAGCAAATGAATAAAATCCTCCCGATCCCAATTCGCATGTTCCGCTAAAAAACCTACCCACCCCCCTGCATTACCACCCGAACCACCTACCAATTGCTTAAAAGAATCTGTATCGACAGGGTGCCCATTGTAGATGTAATTATTATTAGTAAAAAATAAAAATAATGGCGAATCTGGCATAATACCAAATCTAGACATAAAGTTATCTGCCTGTCCATAATACACAGCCCCAGCTTTATTTGTGGATTTTTTCAACCAATTAGTATATGATAGGGGTATACCATCTACATCCGTTTTATTTTTGGGTTTCCAGCTGGGATTTATGTGTATTTCATCTATACAAGTATTATTATCTGTTTTATTACAAGCATAACACCACATTACAGGGTTATTCTGTTCGTCACATTCTCCCGACACACCATTAAGCCATTCTAACAACAATCCCTTCCAACCATCCCGATCACCGGGTCCTGGGTATATATTTACTTCAGTAGAGCCGTTATCTGTTACATCATAAAAATGCCATGTTAGGTTAGATGTTGGGTCTGTACTACTACACCCGTAGGTACTTGTATTTGGTTGTACTATATGATAGGTAAGCGTTTTTGATGGATCATTGACTATATTGTAGCGCTTTTTATTACTCCCACGTGTAGGTTTATTTTCAAACCAATTCATAAATCTGACATCCGGGGATTCGTCATCTGGGGAAAACAATAATGTACTGGTTAATGATTTCGGTGTTAAAATCCCCATTTGAGACTGAGTAGTCGGGTCTGTATACCGGGTATACGGTAAGAGAGCCTCGGAAATAAATTGGTATTGAGATGTTGTAAAACGATTCGATGGTGGATTACTTAAGTTTGATAACATATACCATAAACTACTACTGTTTACACATGCAAATGTAAAAATATTAAAATACTTATTATAATCAGCACCATTATTATTATCCCACCACTCAAATGTTGGTTTATGTTGACTTCTTATATTCAACCACGATGTGAAAAAAAATAGAATTATGACTACAATAATAAGTATAAAAACCCATAAATATATAGATATTCCAGTACCCTTAGTTTTAGTCATAGTTGGTTTACTTGCCGTATTTGGTTTACTTGCCGTATTTGGTTTACTTGCCGTATTTGGTTTACTTGCCGTATTTGGTTTACTTGCCGTATTTGGTTTACTTGACATTTTATTATACAAGTATTTAGAATTATATTTTTTCTTCTGTAAAATGACTTTTAAGAAAATAAGTTTGTTGAATAAAATGTCAAGTAAAACATTAAGCAAATCTGAAAAAAGAATAAAAAAAGAATTAGAGCAGCTGGAAGATGATGTACACGGTATACCTGGATGTAGAGCTGGACCAGAGAATGATAATTTATTTCGTTGGTCTGGTACTATAACAGGACCAGAAGACACGCCTTATGAAAATGGTATCTTCAAATTAAGTATTATATTCCCAAGAGATTATCCATACAAGTCACCAAATGTAACCTTTATAACCCCTATTTACCATTGTAACATCAATGAGGATGGTCAGATTTGTCTCGATATTCTGAAAGATAAGTGGAGTCCAATTCTTACTATCGGTAAGGTTCTATTATCTATTTGTTCACTGCTAAGCGACCCCAATCCAGACGACCCGCTTAATCCAGATGTTGCCACCATCTTCTTAACAGACAGGGTCTTTCATGACAGAATGGCGAGAGAACATACACGGAAATACGCCGTAGTGTCTAACAGCGAATCGGGGAATTGAATTATTTTTATAATATAGTTATAATAAAAATGTCTGATATAAGTAATTTAACAGTGAGACATGCGACGGGTTCGGTGAAATATACAAAAGTGAAGTAAAAATAGGAATAACAGTGATTTAGAATTTTATTAACAAAAAGTTTATAAAATTTAGATGATAATTATATTTTACATGACAGAAGGTACATATTTTTCATTGAAACGTTCTTCATGGTGCATCCAAAATTCATCACAGCCAAAGCGCCACTTTTCTTCTAGCACTGGTGCTTTGTACCAGAAAATACAGTCTTCCACGTTATTACTCTGCGTAGCATTATTTATGTACAAGGCGGTGTAGTCATCTGTAAGTTGGTCCAAGATGTCGCAAAAGTCCTTAAAATCTGGAATACAACTGGCATAGTTTTCCCATAAGACTCGACGATTGCGAAGATTAGGTTCTCGTAAAATAAACACCCCGTCAATGTTGGTTCTAATGACTGGTTTAATATCCATCCCGTACTGGAGGGAGAGAATGTACCACATTTTCCAATGACGTCCGTTTTTATACATACCCTGTTGTAGCGGTTTGGAGAACACTCGCGTATCGTCGGTACAATCATCCAGAAGAATAACGGCCCATGGATTCTCTAGATGACTCCGTGCTATCTTTTGTCGCTTTATAAAGTTTTGAATGACATCTTCGTCATATTTATTATAGACGAAGGAATCGGGGAAAATCTTTTTGTAATGACCATTACTATCTTCAGTACCGGAGACTACCATACCTACAGGGAAGATATGCTTTTTAGCATGAAGAAGGGATGTAATAAGTGTTGTTTTTCCTGTACCAGGCTTGCCAATAACGACAATTTTACTACCACCCTGGCTGGTTGTTTTAAAATTGTCGGATGAAGGGGGTATTAAATCGGGGTTGAGCTCGTTGATTTTTATATGTCGAGGCGAATTACTGTTATTACTTGACATTTTTTTTCATCATTCCACGTGTTTAAGTATTTTTATTATAAATTTCTATATTTTCTTCTACCGTGTAACCAAGCCCTAAAAAATCACAGAGTGTAATAATATTATTAACTATATGCGACGAATCGATATCGTATATCCACTCGTGATTCATGAAGGGTCTCCTACTATCCACATACCGTTCGAGCATAGCCTCCTCGATAAGTTTATTTTTCCCAACATATATTAGAAACACAAGTTTTAGGGCTGGTAGTGTTGTTCGGTGTTGGGCTAATCTAACGTTGATATTAACGTCGTCAATACCTATTTTAAATTTTTGGGACTTAGAATCGGGGTCAGAAATTACGTATAGCGCGTTTCCCTTTTTAAATTTATGGTACGACCGCTTATGTAAGATATTACGATGCTTGTTTTCAGCAGCTTTACGTGCTGCTCTCTCCTTGACCAACTGTATTTGGATTGCTATTAATTGCTCATTCGTCTTTTCCTGACCCAACGTAACAGTCCCCTCAGTTTTAAGTTCTCCCACCCACCTGAAAACTTGACGAGCATAAGCGGGGCTTACCCATATCGCCAATTGTACGGCTAACGTGGGATGTATCCACGTATTTCCAGATTTATTCATTTCTACCGACTTACTTGATTTTTTCTCGGTTTCTAGACAAGTAATAAGTTCTTTTGTTTGAATTAACGAATACCAGTTATTAAACTGTTTTCCACCTGCTTTACATATTCGTGTTGCGTTAATAAAACCGTCTTCTAGTCGTCCATCATCCATAATTTCTGAAAATTCCACTTGAAATTTATTTTTTAGATTCATATTTTTTATTACTATGATAATTTCGTAGAAATTATCATTTTAGAGAGTTATCGTTAAATATTTACGATACATTGTTTTTTCATACCACTTGGTGTGAAAAACTTTCAATTTATGTTTTATTCTACCTCTACCCTCTCGCATTCTTAGAGTATTTGTTTCTACATTTCTTACCATTAGAGACCTAGACGGCGAATGAATGATATACCTGATTTGAGTAGTTTTCTACCTCTTTTTCATCATACCCATTACAATTCCGTGGTACATATGGATGACCAGTCGCTTTTTCGTAAGATAAACAGTATGAAGTGAAATTTCCACGGTATGAATGAATGACTATTATTCATTCATACAAAATATATTAAGATTCAAATATTTATAGTTACAATTTTATTCTTTTAATTCTAGCTGTTATACTATGGACACTTGTATCGTCTTTAATTCTCGCACGTTCTAGTTTATTCACCAACATATTCATGGTATTTTCATCCCTCATCTTCTTTGCCTTCAACCTCGTCTCTTCTCTCATCTTCTTTGCCTTCAACTTCCTCTTTCTCGCCATAATCGCTCCTTTCGTTAGGCTTTCTTTACCTGATTTAGCGGTTGCTCTTAGAACAAAAGGAGTACCCTTTACTCTAAATTTATTAGACTTACGACTAGCCTTTTTGAGTGGTTTTCTAGACTTCTTCTTCAAAATCTTAGAGTAAGATTTGATAGACTTATTAATACGGGTTAAATGAGTCTTAACACGAGCAGTAAGCTCTTTTTTATATCCTTCGTAATCGGCTGGTTCACCTTTTTTAATTCGTTTCATTATTCGCGCTTTTCGGCTTTTGACCATTGTCAACCGAAACCGTTCCATCGATTTAAACTCGCGGTCTATTTCTTTGAGTTTTTGTAAAATTTCAACATCTACTGATTTTTTTCTTGATGTCTTTCGGGGCATTTATTATAGATGAAAAATTATTACTAATTATTTAATATCAACGCAATTTTAATCTGAAAGTAAGAAAGTTTTTTACCTCCATCCAAATCTACAATATCTTTTATTGGTCTCAGACGTGCTTTACCTACCGTCTTTACCGCATTACTTATTCTTTCCAATACTTCATCATTAATACCAACCCTCTTACGGTCAATATCTTTCGGGTTCTCACCCATCTTATCTGTAATATGCGATTCTATCGTCATTCTTTTCAAGCAGCGACTAGAAACAATATTATCAATGCTTTTTCCGCTCTGATACATTGCATAGCTGGTATCTTTTGTCGTACTGGAAGAACCAGCAGACTCCCGTTTTTTCTCTACCACACCAATAAAAAAGTCTCCATATTTAACTATAAACGAGTTACTAACACCATCTATCATCATTAAGTCAGTCATAGTCTGTGGATTAGCATTGGAAATATCAGCCAATACCTTATCATTGACAATCATATATGGTGATACTTTATTAAATACTGCTAATTGTTTTCTAATATCCAAATACTGCTTTGTAGCTGAACATTTCTTACTCGCTGGTAATTGAATATTAATAACCGATGTATTCTTAATGTTGTTAGACCCAATCCCTATCACAGTATATCTTGAGAAAGAATTATGGGCTAGATAGTTTTTATGAACTAATAACGTAATGGTTTTTTTCCACCACTCCACCGTCTTATGTCGCCCCTTTCTATAATAACTACTGGTGGAGAACTTTGACAATGTTCCTCTCAAGATACCAATTAACTTTACTACTCCAAAATTAACGCGGAGTGAGCGTACTAATCCAATAACGAGTCGTGCTTCGTTACCAACATCTGTCTCTTCCGTTTTTACGAGACCAATACCTGTACAATTATCACATGTTCCACATTTATTCTCATCAGAGATATTTCCATCGAGATTTCCATGTTCGAAGTAGTGCTCAATCATGACTTGGCGACACTTTTTAGTGTTGAGTATATATTTTTGAAATGTCTGTAATAATTTACTCTTTGACTGTTGAATATCGGACTTCCCAATCAAGAAACTGTTTGTGGTATAATCGGCATCGCTGTAAAACATTACCACTTTACTCGGCATACCATCTCTTCCCGCTCTACCTATTTCTTGATAATATGTTTCCAGATTACATGGTGACCCGTAGTTAATAACCTTCCTGATGTCTGGTTTATCCACTCCCATACCGAAACAGATGGTCGCGACAATTACTTTAATTTTATCCTGGACAAACATGGTATGTGTTTTATGTTTATCCTCGGGGGTACGTCCAGCATGATAATAACCCGCTTTAACGCCAGAGGCTATCAGCAACTTGTAAATCTTCTCTGTATTTTTTCTTGTTTGAGTGTAGATAATGGTTGATTCATCTGGATTAATAGACAAGTCTGCTAGAATATCACCACTCTTTTCTCGTACATTAATGCTAAGATTTTCCCGTACCGAGCTTAATTGATATTGCCCCGCTTCGTCTAATCCTAGAACATTAAAGATATCATCCAACACGGCTGGTGTTGCTGTGGCTGTTAATGCTATCACGGGTATAGTTGGAAATGTTTGTTTAATAAGTTTCAGATTTCGATAACTAGGACGAAAATCGTGACCCCATTCTGATAAACAATGGGCTTCATCGATGGCAAACAAGCAAATATCTTGTAGATTTACAAATAATTGAAGATTACTGGCAAAAAATTCCGGAGTACAATAGATACAATTAGATTTTTCTAATGCTGTTGGTTCTTTTTTCTTAGAACCTAATAATGATTTCCCGCTAGACTGTAATAATTTACCCTTTGTCTCACCATTTAGGCACACACATCTGATTCCTTGTTGTTCAAGATGCATTTGTTGGTCTGTCATGAGGGAAATAAGTGGTGATATAATGACTGATTTTTTATTCAAAAAGGTTGCTGGAAATTGATAGCACAATGATTTCCCACCACCCGTTGGAAAAATAACAATACTGTCTTTTCCAGCGATGATGTCCTCTATAATTTCTTGTTGAAACTCTCTAAAGTTTGTAAACCCATACTGAGATTTTAAATGGTTGTTCATTTTTATTGATTTACTTTTTCGAAAAAGTAAATCATTTTTATTGTGGTTTATTCCTCTTCAGCAATACAATGTTTATAAGGTCTGCTTTTCCATGTCGAAATTGTATTAATAACGTGTTGCTACTCCTTACGCTTGCCACTTCTTACGCTTGCCACTTCTTACCACACTCCACGCATCTAGCCCAAACACTCGTTGCTTCATCTCCAGAACGTGTTTGTAATGTGAAGGAGATGGTCTTCTTACTACCACAGTGGCATTCTAACACTCCTTCCTCCACTTCTGTCGGGGACGTGATAAAATCATCCTGCTCGCGTTGAATCAATGTAACAGTTTCAAACGCCGCCGAGCCATACATATACTCATTGTTCATCAATTTTAGGTAGCATGATTTAATGGATTTTTTGTTTTTCAAATCAACACATAGCTCGTATATAAGTTGATTCTTTTCATCTCCCTCCTCTATTCTGTCCAGTACCTTAGTAAAGATACTTACATTCTTTTTAACCTTCAAATATTTCGATAAAATTTTGGTGGCTGACATCTCTATTTTACTTTTTTTTTACATATAATTTTTCATTTTTAATAAATGGACAGTTGCAACCTTATATTATTTACGGGTTCTTTCCTATTTCTATTAATTTTGGGCTTGGTATTAGTTCTTTCTAGAAAAAAGGAGAATTTTACAAGTGTAGATCCGATGATTACCGAACTTCATCGTGTCATGTCCGCGGTACACCCAAAAGCCAATGAAATTACACTGAAGCCCGGTAAAAAATCATTCACCATCAACAAAAAGGACGTGACTCTTTGCTTGAAGGACCCGCAAAATGAGTACTACAATAAAAACATGTTGGTCTATGTTGCTATACATGAACTAGCACATACAGTATGTAAATCTGTAGGGCATACAGACGAATTCTGGAAAATTAACGATAAGCTTTTACTCAAAGCAGAAGAAAAAGGATTTTATGACCCGAAAATTAAGGTTGTAAAATCATATCTGGAACATTGTGGTACACACTAAAAACCTTTCGATTCTAATATTTCTGTTAAAGATTTAATATTAGAACGTCACTACAAAAATTTATTAATTTTATTAAGATTTAGTCTGTATTTTTTATGTACAATTAATATCTAGCTACACCGCTGCCTCATGCGAATTTATACTTCCCACCTTTCTTTCCTTTCTTTCCTTTCTTCCCACCTTTTTTACCAGAAGAGGCAACAAAACATAAAATAGCGACGATGATACCAATCAACGAGGCGATGCTGTTGAGAATAATTTGAGTTGTATCGGGGTCGTCCTGATTATTTTTTACGGTTAGATATATAACACCACCAGAAGCGGCGAGGAGCAAAACTCCTAGAATTACAAAGATTGCTTTCATATTTATTATGATAAATATAATAAATCATAAATTCTTAAATTATAGCCTAAATTTAATTAAATATGACTGAACCATCAACAAGCAATCACTGACATCATCTTTTTTCTTATGATTTAACCCTACCACAAGTTAGATTTAAACATGTTGAAGTACAAGTTAAAAGATGCAACCAGATACAATTTGGATAGCTAGTTTTGACATTGGGAAGAAAAATTTTAGTTTTTATATAGAAGAGGTGGATAAAAACGATTTAGGTAAAATACAGAATATTAAGAAAAGCAAACGATATGAACCATGCGGGGTTGCTACCCCTGAGTTCCAGGAAGTACTCGACAACGTCTGTCTGACTGGTCGGAGGATTTTACTTGAAAATAAAGACCTTACAATAAACACTGACAAAAGTAAGTACCTTGATATGCAAGTATTGTATAATTTAACTGAGATGCTGGACCAGTATGAGGAATACTGGGACCAGTGTGATATTATAATTATAGAAAAACAAATGAGTTTTGGTAAAATAAGAAATCCAATGGCTGTTAGGATACAGCATCACACGTGGTCATATTTTGCTATAAAATACCGAACCTCGAGAGACGTGGTGGATTTCATGGCTTATCATAAAACACAGGTCCTAGGTGCTGCGAAAATCGAGTCAACGACTAAGACTGGAAAAGTAAGGTACAAAGCGGTAGATAAACCAGCCCGAAAAAAGTGGTGTATTAACGAGGCTATTAGGATAGTTATGATAAGAGGAGACGATGAGACATTGGAACAGATAGAGATAAGTAAGAAAAAAGACGATTTATGCGACGTAATCTGTCAATTACAGGCATATAAGTATCTAACTTTTGTAGACGTGTAATTGACTTTTTGTTCTAGAGATAGATTATGTGTAATAAACAATAAAGACATTTACCACGAATAACTATAAAGCGTGTAAAAGTCTTTATAGTTGAAATTAATTAATCGATATTTTGTTACTTTCAGTAACAAAATGAAATAAATATCGAACAGAAAGTTTTTTCATGGTCTATTTATATTTAGATATTGAGATGCAGAAATCCAAGATGGGGCAAACTGTAAATAGTAATTATTTCTTATTTTCATTAGAATTTTACCAACCAAATTTCTACCAGCGTTTGACGGACCCGCGCCAAAATAATCATCCCGTCTAGAGTTGTAAATAATATTTCTCAACCCACAACGAGTGAGATTTTGTAGAATTTGTGGGTGCTGTTCAAATTTGAGATGAATAATCTTCTCCATTATTATTGCCTTTTCTCGTTCCCAATTTTCATCTGGAATAATTTTTAGACCGTTGCTCTTAGATATTTTAGGATTCTTAGCATGTACCTGTCGTAATACAAATGATTCGTTATCAGGTTGTTTGGAAGCCTGAAACAAGGCTTCGCTTGTTGGAAATACTCCAACTGGTAAAAATCCATCGCGTTCTTTCACCTCTACATCATGAAATGAGTAGTTGCTGAAACCAGTAGTGCTACCAGAGCGATAGGCACGAAAAAAGACAATGTCACTGAAGAATTTATGGACGTACTTTTTCTGATAAAAAGTTTGAGGTGCTCCTATTAATCTCCATTTCTCCCTCATTATCTTCCGATTGGAGTGGTATGCGGTTGTGAGCTCGATAGCCTTTATTGTATTTATATCAGGTGTTAGCATGTAAATTAAGATTGCCACGAGGATTCCCGACCTTCCATGACCACCTCGACAATGAATATACATTTTTTTACCTGCGACGATAGTATTGTGAACTCGCATAACTATAGATGCGAACTCGGAAACGGATGTAGGAATAGACCTATCAGGTATTGGATAATTTAGATAGAAACAACCGTGTGGTAATTTATACTTTGTGGGTACTTCGTTGGGGAATGTTAAGTCAACAAAGTTGGTGACGCCCATACCAGCCAATTCATAGACCTGGTCTTGAGTTGGAAATCCCCCGAACAAGCATTGTCCGTCGACAAAGTAACTAGAATAATCTTTATAATCTCCCATTTTTATTATTTATTTCAATCGTTAAACTAATTCAATTTTTAAAACAGTTAAACGCATATTCTTTTTCAAAAAATGACTGACCATTACGAAACTTTACAGGTAGGTAAAACTGCTACCAGTGCAGAAATAAGAAGCTCCTATAAAAAACTAGCACTTAAGTACCATCCAGACAGATGCAAGGACGGGAACGGTAAATTCAAAGAAATTAGTGTTGCATACTCTGTACTCAGCGATTCTAATAAAAGAGCTGTATACGACATGGACTCCCGCCAATCCGGTATAGGATTTTCCAATTCTAATTCTAACATAAACATCAACCCCGCTGATATATTTAACCAATTCTTTGGTGGGCATAAACAACAGCGATACACCCCTAATAACATTACCTATCAGATACATGTGACTCTTGAGCAGATATGTATGAATAAAAAATTAAATATTAAATTTAAGCGAGATGTCAAATGCTCAACATGTGTTGGAACAAAAACCAAAAACAGGGCACCACCCGCTAGATGTGTAAAATGTCACGGTATAGGTGTGATAAGACAGAATTTTAATATCGGGGGTATAATATCGATTCCTAACAATGTTCCATGTACGAGATGTTCCGGAAGTGGTGGTGTAATTGATGTGGCAAACGTCTGTCCAACATGTAATGGAGACGGTAAGGAGTCGAAAGATAATTCAGTGATGGTGGACTGTGGTAAGATTCTAACGCATGCATCTCTCGTGTTTAAAGATGGTGGGCACTACAACATGCTGTCTGGAACATCCAGTGATTTAATTATTCATTTATCAACCAAACCTCACCCCATGTTTAAACGTGTCGACCAACTCAACATCTCCACAATTGTAAATATCTCACTACCGTCGGCACTTGTTGGGTATAGTGGTATAATTACACATCCGAGTGGACGAAGAATTCCATTTTCTGAACCATCATGTATTTTAGACGGGGATACATGTATTGTTACCGGGGAGGGTTTATCATCTAACGGTGACCTCCTTATTATCTTTAAAATTACAAAAACAATTATGGATGCAAAGATGATTGAAGAAGTTTCTGAAATATTTAAGAAATATAATTTGTAAAACTAAATGTAGTAAGATAGAAATTGAATAATATGGTATCATTCTATAGTTGTTGTAGTATGACAAGTAAACAATTAATTAATTGTTTGATTACGAATAAATGGAGCCATAGAAGTGTAGCATACGGTACAGAAAAGAACACTGATACACGTGACGGTATGTTTCGCACAATTGAACTTGGAAATCACAAGTATAGCGACGGTTATGTAAATAGTCTCATTTACCATAAGATGCAAAAACTAAATGAGAGGCTCAAAACACAATGTAAGGTGGAAAAGA